ACAGCCCTTCCTCTCCTCGAACTCTATGCAGTCTAGCGCTTGGACGAAATTTGTGTTCCAGTGCTAGTTGATGAATTTTCCTATCTACTGATTCTTTAACAATAGAAGGACAGCCTGTCCAATCTTCTAAAAAGTTATGGTTTATTACGATGTCATGAAAGATCATCCTGTTTAACATTCAACTCCTTTAACATTTGAACATATGTAAGTGTCTCTTTCATTGTCTTACGAGCCTTGTCAGCCAAGATAGCATCCTTCATGTCTTCTTTCCACTGCTTCTTAGCTTCTTTTATAGAGCCAAACATTACTTGAGCAGGTAAAATTCTCCACGTCAACCAGACGACAGGGAACTGAGCGCCATTTCCTCCCCATCCAAGATTAGGCATCTTAAAGTCTATCCTAGCATCCAGCAACATCATCTCAAATCCATAATGTCCCAGCATATCTTGTACTTCTGATGATCCTATTGTCTCCAGTGGAACAAGTAAAGCAAATGGCTTCCCTAGTTCGTAACATCTCTTGAGCCACTTCCTCTTAATCGAATAGGGTGGGTTAGTAACAATTGCATCCCAGTCACTAGGATCATAGGTAAAAAAGTTCTGCCCTACTAAAATATCACTACACACCACACATCCTACTCCCCCTTCGAGAAGAGCCTTTACTAGAATTCCTTCTCCATCAGCAGGCTCCCAAATAGTATTAAACTTCTGCAAATAGGGCAGAAGTGGTTGTAGTGCGTAGGAAGGAGTCTGACAAGCATCATAGGTAGCTGCTTGCTTTGTGTCACCCTTTTGATTCTTCTTTGGCTTCATTGACTGAGCCATTGTTATGCCTTTCCAAGAAACCATGTTCCTTGATAGTTTGAATAACTTCCTCATCTGCCTTGATACCAAGACATCTCATCAGATGTTTTATTGCATTGGTAACTAGTTCATTCTCTACCCATTCAGAGAAATCTAATCTACCTATTACGGCCTCCTGACCCATCTCCTGTGCTACTATGACATCACCATAAAGCTTATACTGTAGTGAAGGATCAGGATCATCTGGCTTCTCTTTCCTGTAAATTTCATTCCTAATCTCTGTAACTGATACTCCTGAATCCATAAGCATTGACCATCGATCAGGACTCATTTGGTTGTTCTCCACAATAGAACGCATTAGTGTTAGTTTTGAGATAGGAATCTTCAAAGGGTCAAACTCTACCTGCTCTCGAATCACCTCACCATCTTCTACAATTGCATTCTTATATCTATCTCTCTTGATAACTTCAACTGTTCCAAATGGCTTAACTTCTTTAACAACGAAAGTTTCTACTGCGCGAAAGTAATTATCAAGTGTATTTGGTTGTACTGGTGTTTCTTTCACAACTAATACATTAAATTGATATTCGTACTCTCTTCTAAATGTGAGAGGCAACTCGTCCCAATTTGCTTTTAGGATATATAAGGTATACAACATACCTAATCCAAGACCCTCACCTGCACCCACAACAAATCTTAAAATGTCTAGGATTTCTTCAGCCCACTTGATGTCTTGTGGTTGAAACTTCTGCTTGACTTTCTCAATCTCCGCGAGTAGATTCCGTGTTAAAATATTTGCTTCTTTACTAACTACTTCTTTCGATAGATTAGACAGTGTTATCATTCTGATCCTTATAGGGCTTTACGATTTGTGACAAAAGACCATACCACGCATCATTCAGTGGGTCTGTAATACAGGTAGGAATCTTCTTTACTTCGCCTAGCGATAGTTTAACATGATCCGAGCAGAACGTCAATTGTTTTAGCAACTGTTCTGGATTAAATGACAGCAAAGTCCCGACAAATCCATCCTCAAAATCTCCTTCTACGCCTGTGAATGGAAATCTGTCAATCGAGCCTATCTCATTCTCTTGGATCGATCCATAGATCACTCCAGTATCATCTACTGAAATATCAATCCAGCGTGATTCTCTGTAATCAGGAAACTCAAGAGATGCTTTACATAGGTCCCTTAGCTCTCCAGAGTCTAGTATGATATGATTATTATTCAATTTACCCTTCCATTCCTTTATCTTATCATACACTGGAATAGTATCAATGAGTGACAGAGAACTACGAAATCCTTGCCCATCTGTAATAGACATCTTCTTTTCTACCTTAAGTGTTACTTCTTCCCCTCGTATCATCTTCAGTATGCCTATTAGTGAAAAGGTAACACAACATTCCCCACTCTCTCCTTCCAGAAGGGGTTGTTGAATAACAACAAGGCTAGTAGGAGTCCCTGCTATAAGAGTAAGGATTTCCTCTTCTGAGAATAAAAGCAATCTACCATTGAGTGGATTATTCTTATCGTCCTTGTTCACTAATCCTGACAACAATCGTACATTGTTTCTTAATGTTGAAGTATCAAGTGTGATCTTCATTTTTATCCTTTCGTCCATCGCTTGTTCACATGTCCTTCTGCTCGTATCTGAACAGAAGGACAAATTTCGCTGGCAGCTAATTCCATAGCCGACAGCACCTGATATTTAACTTCTTCTGCTTGATCATCTCTTACCCGAACCAATATCTCGTCATGTACAAACAGAACAATGGTAGCATCATAGTTATTCTCTTCAAGGACTCTATCTGCTAACACTCCCGCATATTTCGTCATATCGGCTGCTGTTCCTTGCACAGCGTAGTTAATAGAGGCACTATAATAAGAGCCTCTTCCACCTCCATTTACTATCTCTGGGAAGTTTTGTCGTCTCCCCATAGCAGTAAGCGTAAATCCTCTTCTCTTTAGTAATCCTTCCTGTGCATCTGACCATCTTGCAGCTTTGGGAAAAGATCGTCTGACACGATTCTTAAATTCAGTGGCGACCTGTTCACTAATACTCATGTGTCGTGCTAGGGTTTGTATCCCTGCACCATAAAGAGATGCTAATAATCCTGTCTTACAAGCAAATCTTTCTTGTTTACTAATCTCCTGTTTATTGTATACCGATTTAGCTACTTCTACATACATATCCTCACTATTATAAGCAGTTATCATAACTTCATCACCAGACAGGTGTGCTACTATCCCTGGTTCCTGCTTTTCAAAGTCGCTGCAAGAAAAACTATTATAGTCCATAGCTTTAGGCAAAAATATAAGCCTAAAATTAGGCTCCCCCTCTTTTAGTTTAAGAGGGGAAGGCACATTCTGTAAATTTGGCGAGTTCATAGACATGCGACCTGTCCTAGCCTGCAACTGGTTCACATTCGCATGAATATTCCCAGTGATAGGATTCACATACTCGTCAAATCTCCAAGTAGACCTCTTCTGCCACTCCTTATACTCCAACAGAACATCAATAAATTCTGTGAGTTCTTTACTTCCTTTATGAGAAAGTTCTTTCAGTGATTCTTCGGATGTGCTGTGTACTTCTACACCATAGATACTCTTTATCAATTTCTGAAGTTGCTGAGTGCTTCCTAGGTTAGCATCAATTACAGACTCTCCGAATATATCCCATGTTCTGCCAAGACCCGCCAAATCAGCTAGCTTAGACTCTAGTTCTCTGACCTTCAGATATATCTGCTTCTGTTGTTGATCCCACAACTCGTGATCAAATCCTACACCTTCCAGCGTAGCCTTTACTAATACACTAACGAACTCATTCTCCAAAGATACAATACGCCCTAACTGCTGGTTGCTGACATCTTTAATCTGACTCTCTCGAAGATTGAGAAGATGGATCACATCAGCAGCAGCATAGTCCAACTGCTCCTTAGTCATAGGACCAGTATGGTTAGCAAATTGAGAACGAGTTTCTTTATTGAGTGTAACTCCTAGTCTCCGTGCAACAGTAGATGCTAAGTCATTATCTACCCCTGTCATTCCTGTGTTAATAACCCTCTCTACAATAAGAGAGTCATATATGTTCTTGGTTCTAGTTCCTATCGTGTGCTCCAAAAACTGTCCATCGAAATAATAGTTATGGCAGATTTTTTTAACATTAGGATTGGTCAGCACAGGAATTAGACAAGTAAAATTATTCTGAAGTATCCATACATCATTACCATCTGATACCTGAATCGAAATAATCCGATCTGTGTAAGGATCGGCTGTGTCTCTTTTCTTATTCTGCCACGTCGTCTCAATATCAACACCCACTATTTCTGTCTCTAGTGTGGGCAAGTAGTCAACTATCTTGGTTGTCATCTGTCTCTTCTTTCTCAGGATCGTAATCCTTAGAAACAACTATCTGTCCTTCAAAACATTCATCACATCCATCACCATTACAATCAGGACAATCAATGCTCTTACTATCTTTATCCTTTAGTGCTGCATAGTACCATACCTTGTTCCAGAGATTATCATATTCCTTCTTATAGCTTCTGCTCCAATACTCAGGAAGCATACCAGCAGGAAATTCATAATCTCCTGGTAGAACCTTGATGCTCATTGGATCAGTAAAATCAAGGTTCCACTCGCTGGCAGCATAAGCACGAGCCTTTCCACGAGTTTCAGCAAAGAATATGTTGATAAGTCTTCCTATGTACCATATAGGATAACCATCAATATAATCATCTACAATATGGTGCTCACCTGAATCAACTAAAAATGCTTTCATCAGAATATCCCTTCCAATCCTGTAGACCAGTCACCATTACCATTAGTTCCCTGCACAACTGGCTCTACAGGCTTTATAATTTTCTCTTCTTCCTTTAAGAAGTGATCAAACAACATAGTCTCTGATTTCCCAAAGGTTAAATTAGGATCAAGGACTCGCGTTGATTCCCCTTCCCAGAACATAGGTATTGGTTCTGGTGTGCCGAATCCACGAGTCTTCTCTACTAATATCCAGAAGTGACTATCATCAAGACTATCAGGAACTCGATAATCAATCCCCTTTCTTTTCATTTCAGGATAGTTCACTATTTCAAGAACAATATCAGCAGCATGGCGGAGTCCCTGACTGTAGCGTAGACCACCAGCACCCGCTATCCGAGCTTTATGATCACCATCTACACCATAGGTTGACTGGCTGATTGTAACTACTGCTGCACCAGTCTCACGAGCAATCTGTAAGTGCTTGCGAATTACAGATGTAAGATTCTGTTCCTTGGAATCTCCATCATCATCAGAAAAGAGTTCTGTATAGTCACTTCCCAAAAATCTCACAGGGCCTCGATCACTGCTGTGAATACCATTCAGTCGATATTCCATTACAGTAGTCTTGATTAAGTTAGTAGGATCAACATAGATAGGTAGTGTTCCTATATACTCGATAGCCTTTAAGAACTCTTGATAGTCCTGTCCCTGTAGTGCTGGTTTTCCTTGATATAGTTTCTGTGTATTAAACCCAGACAGCATTGCTGCCATGTTCCTGATAACAACATTCGCTGGCGTTTCCAGAGAATTGATTGCCACACAACCAGAAATATTATTCTTGCCAAGTCCTATGGCTGTTCCTAGTGCCATCTCCAACATCAAGCTCGTCTTACCACTGTTGGACATTCCATGTAATACTACCAAGTTCCCGTATGGAATTAGATTAACTCTTGTCATTGAAGGTAGGCCAATAGGTAATAATAGAGAAACTTCTCCAGACCTTATCTGCTCTACTTCATCTATGGCTTCTGCTGCAATGTCTCCTGAGAACTGATACCCTTCTGGACCATTACTAACTGATCCCCTAAGTCCAGAGAGATAGGAATTAAGCCAACTATCCACATCTTCCACTCCATCTACATACTGCTGAAGCTCAGATGGATTTTCTAAAAATCGTGTCAGTTCCTTTTCATAAGAAAGAGTCTGATAGATTACACCAGCCCGATCAATTAACTCTGCTGTTCGTTTCAGAGAGTTAGAGTCAAGTGTATGAATTCGATAGTAACCAGATAATCTCTCAACTAGACTAATTAAATATGGCCTTATATCTCCATATTTAGTTCCCATTACATCAAGAACATTCGTAACATTAGGAGCCATTTTAGTAGCCATGCAGTATTCAATACTGCTGTAGATATGAGAATGATCTTTTCCTCCCAGCATACCAGTAGAGCTAAAGATCAACTTATCTGCACTGAGGCTAGGCCACACAATGCTGGCTGCTTCGTGCTCAAACTTAAGAATGCTCCCTAACAGGATACATTCCCTTTCGAATAGAGTAAGCATCAGAACTCTCCAAATAAGGATAGCTGAGAATAGTCAGAAACTTCATATTGAAAATGCTCGTATACAGGCTTGCCCATTTTTCTTGCTGTATCAAGCGTGTGCTTACTTCCCTTACTCACCCCATCCCACAGAACAATAACTGCATCCGAATATTTTAACATTTCTATGTTACGAATCATGCCAGCAGATTTTCCATGCTCATTCCAATCAGGAATAAATAACCTAACAGGAATGTTGTAAGTTCTGGCATATATCTCTCCTGCAAGATCAACACCCCTAGCTCCACCACTCACTACTTCTGTGATCTGGAATTTGGACTTCAACACTGCATCTGCTACCATGCCCATGAGTTTAAGATTACCATCGAACGAGCGTGATCCAGCAATGATCACTTTCATCTCAGAAGGCTCCTTGTTTGAAATGAAGTTTCCCATTGTCCAAATATATCAGAGTAGGAAAGACATCTTCCTCATACCTTATATATCCAAGAAACTCAATTGGATCGTAGTATTTCATATATGGATTCAACCAATCCAAGAATTTTTCAATCTCATCATGGTAATTTTTGATATTGGTACGAACAGTTAGTCTCCATCCTATAAGTTCATGTACTTTTCTGATCATAGAATGAGTCTGTCCTACAAAATAGTAACTATCTGCATTGAGCATAGGCCAAAGTTCGTATGAAAAGAATTCATGATCTGTTGGAATCTTAAGATCGTCTACCTTCTCTCCACACATATACTGAAGAATCTTAATCACATCTTCAGGAACATCATCTTTAAGTCTACATGCCATTACTAACTCAGTATACATACCCATTAGAAAGCTCCTTGTTTCATGTCAGATTTTTCAGACCACCTACTAATCACTGGCAGCATCTCCAGATAATTTCTACATTCATAGAACTCATTAGCCAACTCCAACCACTCTTCAGGTGTGAATGTTATGTTGGTAAATGGTTGTCTTTCACAAGCATATTGCAGCGCTCGATTCACCAGACTTGAGTTATATTTTTTCTCTGTCACAATTACCTGAAGGATTGTCAGCGCTCCTTCAGCATGTCCTACAGAAATCTCATCCAGTATGTCGAAGACACGCTGGACATGATCAGTATCTACAAACCACAGGAACTCAGGCATTGCTAAAATTTCCTCCACAAATTGTTGTGCAGTGTTCCCTGCAAGGCGATAGTCATTATAATCTTTAGAACTTCCTTGTCCAAAGAACTTAACTTCTGCATCTAATATATCTGCTAACTTAAAGGCTGCTGACCACTCAGACTGAGTGTTATCAGGAACAATGATTTTTTTCTTAGTGTTAGCTAGCAGTCTCTTTAGTTCTTGAGTCTGTTCACTCTCAGGATCACTAAATCCTTCGATTGCTGAGAGTGAAATAGCAGGCAACCCGTCCTGCTCCGCAGTGAGTTGGTCGATGCTTCCGAACAGGATAATTACCAGTTCTTTATTGATCAGGTGTCGTCCTAGCACTGATGGACGATTGAACGATTTTTTGCCCCAGTAGCGCCTAGGATTCACTCCAACAGGCCATGTCTTGGTAGGTGATGCTCTATACTGAAATATATCCACTTCACTCTTGTCTGGATAGCCTCGATAAAAGGGTAATACATAGGCATCTTTTTCAAAATCATATCCTAGCATGTGACTGTCTATTGTTTCATCTGATAAAAGTCTGCTATGCAAATATTCTCTTTTATCTGGTGTTAGTTGACTGTGCCAGAAGGTGATCCAAATACTAGGAACTGGGCCTCTATATTCAGATGAAGAAGCTGTAACTACTTTCTCAGGAAGAATACCTTCCCGATCAGCAATCCATTTCACGGCCTGTAAGAATGATAAGTTCTCTTGTTTCGTTACATAAGAGAAAATATCTACATAGATTCCACAAGAGTAACACTTAGCTCCATCATTATAGACATGAAGACTTGGATTGTGGTCATTATGCCACAAACATTTTACTTTGTTGTCTTGATTTATAGTCTCATAAAGGCTCACTATTTGAGACATTGAGACTCTGGACTTTATTTTCTTTGTGTCGTAAACCAGATTGTCTCTCATAATATTTCCTAAACAATTCAGCAGCTATTAATATCTTATATCCCGTATGACTATCTAATTCTTGTGGATATTTATCATTCTTTATTGAATTACAACTTCTACACAACCTCACTGCATTGCCGGGCTTAAGCAGATAACCTTTAGAGAACGGATAAACATGATCCACACATAGCTTGTTGATAGAACCACATACTACACAAGATTTCTGGAATTTCTTGAGTGCCCTGTCCATCTCAGGAGTCCATTCTATTTTGGACAACTCCCGTTTTTCATTTTTCAATCTACTATATTCTTTTGTCTTGGAGAGTCCGTGTGTTGTCAGCATATTCTTTATTTTACATCCACAACTAGTAGTATCCCCACAAGCTAGACTATAGCCTGAGACTATTTTTTCATTTCCACAGTCACATTGGCACTTCCAAGTTGATTGTCTATTTTTAGTGCTTCCTTCTCTGGAGATTACTGTGAGTCTGCCAAAACGTTTCCCAGCTAAATTTTTAAGGCTACGTTCAGATACCCGCTCTTTATTGAGACATCCACAACTCTTAGTTTTTCCTGATACTAAACTAGAACGAAAAACAACTCTTTCATTCCCACAATCACACAAACACTTCCAGTAGTTTGATCTATTACTGGCCTTCTGATTTATTTTTTCTGTTACAACTAGTCTTCCAAATCTTTGTCCAACAAGATTCTTAAAATTTCTTTTACTTAAACTTTCCTTATGATAACATCCACAACTTACAATCCTACCCGCAACTATATTTGTGCCAAGAATTACCTTTTCTATGCCACAATCACACTGACATAACCACTTTACACTACCACGCCTATCCCTACCAGACTCTTCTATTATCGTCAATCTACCAAATCTTTGCCCCACTAATTCTAGTTTCTTACTCATTTCATTTTATCTTCCACTCTATAGCTTCAGTCCTCAGGCCAGAGCACTATTACTGTTTGTAGACTCCCTATAGGTATGTCTGAAATTTCCACAATTTCACGATAAAGTCCATCCCACACCTCTTCACTATAATCTGCGAGAGGGCGAAATCCATTTCCTTCTGCATCTCTTGATAATATTACCTTAGTATCAGGAGGGTAAACTTTCAGTGAGTTTATTAACTGATCAATAGTCATTTCATTTTCTCCGTTACTTGTTCAATCATCTCACCAACAAACTTAGTTGAGTATGTGTGATCAGATACCTGTGATGCATACTTTATCGCTCGTGCTACCAGTAGTGCATCATGTTTTTTTAACAATAGTTTCATGTTTCTAACTAGCACTGGATAAGGAAGATCAATATGACAGCCAAATTGCTTGACCTGCAAGGCTATCAGATAATTGGTCAGGCCCTTGGCTGTCAGACTTACTCTAGGATTGAAATGACAACTGAGGGGGTTTCCCTCTATTAAGAGTGATAACCCCCCATTGTCTTCTACTTCCTCTGAGTAAGTGGTTCCTTTAGGTAATGTTCCCCGGTTCCACAAGTTCATCTATACACCACCCATCTCTTTCACATACCATTCCAAGCAGAAAGGCAGCACCAATAGCTGATAATGTATTAATTTCCTGTCCCAATATATTACCAATGGCTGTCTGCAATATCATTGTCTGTATCACAACGCCTGCTTGATTCATGAATGGTGTGTTTTCTCTACACATATCAACGAATCGCTGATCTTTAATTACTTCATTAACTTCTTCTATGGATAACACTAGAAGCTCCCACTCTCAGTCAGTGCTTCATTAACAGACTTCTTTTCCTTACCAAACGTCTTGCGAACCACACTATCCAAAGTGGCAAGTTCACCGCCAGACAGCTTACCTAAAACTCGCTTGCCCTCGAACAATGGTAATTTAGCACTATCCCAAAGACCAGCCAAGTTTTCCTTAGCCCAGCTTAATCCTTCAGGAGTCCAGTCCAGCAGGATCATGTTACTGTCTTTAGGCGTATCTACAAATGCCTTTACACCTACCTTCTCAGACACTACTTCATCGAGAAGCTCAACCAATTCCACTAGCTGCCAAGGCTGAGATGATTCTTCCTGCTTGCGCTTATCCACGTCAACAACACTATTTACCTCAGACTGAACCCACTCTTTAATATCTACCTTTGGGTAGTTATCTTTCGTGTGAAAGAATGCTACAGCCAATCTCTTAGACTTCTGGGCTTCCCCCACAAAAACAGCTAGGGGATTCTGAGTCTCATCTGTACCATAGGGACTCTTTTCAGGATCATTCGTCCATGCCCAATTACCTGTATCTGGATCAGTGTGTGGACAATACAGGCTGATGAATTTTGCAAATCTCTCAGCAACAACACTGGAAACTTCTCCCTCGAAAGGATTTACTATATTCATGAACAAAGTATATCCATTAAAAGGAGAAGGACGACCATACATGTCACCTACGATCTTGAACAAGAAGTATACAATACTCTGTGTGTAGGTTCCACCTCGCTTGCTGTTAAAAGTCTTTTCAATAAAACGAACTGGCTCACTTCCATCAATCGAAATGGCCTTTTCAAACTGCCAAGTATACATCTTATCTACATCAGGCAGACATCCCGTTACAGATTTTACCCAGCCTTTTCCACCCCTTACCTTAGCTGTCTGTACTTGTCCACCAGCATTGGCACGTTCTTGGGCAGCTAGAAGAAATCCTGTTGTGTCACCTTCAGGAAGCTCCTTCACATCACCACCAAATGCTTTCACCAAAAGAAGAAGCTGGTTGTGATCAGCCGACATAGCAGGTCCCTGCTTGCTACGATCAGCAAGACGTAGGTGGAATTTCGCTACAATATTTTCTCCCTGTGGAGAAAACACAGGGAGAGGAGGTGTACGTGAGTCATCAAGAGAAAAGAAATCTTCGATTCCATCAACCTTGTACTCACCATCATCATAAGTTTCAAAGTTATTCTCACGAATTGTACGATTGGAAAAAGGTGTTAGTCCCATTATAAGTGTCCTTTATTTTAGAAAGATTGAGTATCTTTAGGTTTTGAGAGTTCAGTAAGTTTCTGTAGTAAATCACGCTGTTGGATTTTTAGATCGATAAGCTGTTCTACGGTTAGAGTATTATAGAGTTGTTCTTCCTTTACGTCTTCCTTTCCTTTGAGAATGAAGGCTACTACTACTTCTTTACCAGCAGGTTCGATGAATGTCAGTCCACCTTGAGTATCATCTGATCCAATGCGAAAGGTGAGATCACCCCACATTTTCTGGACTCGCAGATAGCAGTATTTCTCTGTTACTGCTGGCAGAAGAGATGGTGCAGACATTTCAGTTATTAATTTATCTTCCATTAGAACATCTCCTCTTTATATTCAGACCAAGCACTAAGTATGAATTTATTTCTGTGTTCTGCACAGCAGAAGTCATAATTATATTCTTCTTGATTTCCACAGCAAGAACAAGTATCCACAATCTCTAAATTGTTCCAGCCTTCAGGAAAATAATCGTCTTCAACTTCTATCTTACATTCACTGCACATAAACTTTTCCATCTAATTCCCTTTTACAAATGATAGTGCCACACTTGGATCACCATCAATCAACTTGATAAAAAACACTAGGGCTGCTCTCATCGCTCTTATGTGCTGATAAAGAAGAGCATCGTCTTTCCTATGAAGTCCATTCTCGTCTGCAAAACGACTCAGTCCTCTTACATAATAACGATGTGCTGGCTCTTGAAGATAAGGAGGAAGATAAGGAACGGATTTTCCTACGAACTCAGCGAGTTCTGTAGTAGTTCCTTTCCATTCTGCTCCTTGTTCTTTTAGCATTCGTTCAAGATGGGAGTACCTTCTATCTAATTGCCAACTCATGGAGTATTCCTTCCTCGTTTCATGTTAATAATTACAATTATACACCGAGAAGAGGTGTGCGTCAAGATAATGTTCCTGTAAATAGTAAAGCCCCAACACGGATCAGTCAGGGCCTTTACTCTGGGTTTGGTTACTCATCCCACCACTACCAGAATGTGGATCGTTCCATGATTGGACAATACAGATATGTTGTAGTTCCACATTTTACTAGCATTCCCATGTTTCCTAGCTGGCAAGTGGACAACCCATCAAAGTAGATTAAAAGTGCCAGTTGACGGTAAAGGCTATAGGGACTGGCGGCTCCTTACATTCCACATGTTCAACGGTCAGTGGTCAACCTTCTGCCCTCTCACCACAACGGCAGATCGTTCAAACCAGGAGACTGTGCTGTCTCTTGCTGCTGGGTCAGCCCCTCCTGCACATCGGAGGCACGTTTCCGTTTAGGTAAAACCTAATCGTGTTGGGCTAGTGAGTCGCCAGTTCTTCTGGAGAGGCTCGAACTCTCAACTGCCTTGCGGCATTTTGCCAATTAAACTACAGAAGAAACCACTTCCACTGATATATACAATGGGTTCGACAGTTGCCACTGTCTAGTGCCCCTACATGGATTTGAACCATGATCCATCGCTTAGAAGGCGATGGCACTTTCCGTTGTGCTATAGAGACATAAGGTAATGGCAGGTTGGATTTGAGAACTCTGGCGGGTTGTTGCCTCTCTTACCAACAGTGCTAAATATACACTCTCTTCTACGCTTCACAGGCTATGTGCCTCCACTCCAAGAGTATATAGGGGATACGCACTTGATTTCCTCCAGTTTAGTCATAATTATTTAACGTCGCTAGTTCAACAACGACACTGCCATATGGTACAACCTGATCGACTTTCCCCACCAACCGTGAATACTGTCGCCAGCCGATCCTGACAGCCCCTAGCTTATGCTAGATAAAAAGAGTTACGCCTTTACGCAGCGACTACGGCTTGTTTACTTATAGTCTCTAAGCTGGAGACGTTGACCAGTCACAGGGGCAGGTGATGACTAACCAGAACTCAAGAATAAAACTGCCCCTGCTTATTTATAGAATACCATAGGAAAATATTATTGTCAAGTATTTAGTTTTCCAACAGACCAAGTTCCTGAGCACCATGCAGCCTTCCACACCCTCGACTCATAGCAAACCAAACACTCTCGTCCCATAGATGAGTTCCTACTTTATTATATTCAGGAACATAGAACATATTCCCACCAGGAATAACCAAGAGATATGGTTGTGCTAGTCTGTCACCATCTCGATAACCAACCAACAGTTGTGCATTATTCAGGTTCGTTCCTACAAATCCACGATCTAAATTAGGAATGTCCCACAACGAGAAGTATTGATCACAGGAAGGTGCTTGTGTAGCAGTGATCTTCACTTCGATAGTAGGTTCAACTGTTCCTTCTTCAGTAGGATCATCAGATTCCTCTGTAGGCTCAGATGTTGGATCATTGGCAACTTCCTCAGTAGGATCAGTGTTATCATCTGTAGGTTCCTCAGTAACGCAGTGTGGATTATCTGGATGATCACCATGCTCACATTCGTGACCGGGTGTATCATCACAACTCTTTCCATGACACTCATCAGCGAATGCTATGCTGACTGATAATAAAAATAGAACAACCAAGAATATTACGAACATTATCTTTTTCATTGAGTTCCTTTATTGTCTGCTAACTTCTGAGTAAGAGATAGAATCACTGATCTGATGATCAGGATGAGCCTTATCATAGGATGCTGCTACAATCATTGCTATGATGAAAGCGATGAGTATCTTGTCCATTGGTATGCCTCGAAACGATCTAAAAATATCCTAAACGTTATAGCACTATGGTACTATAAGAATAGGATATTTACAAATATTTTGAGGCTGTATAACAGAATTGTTAGTGACCTAAAAGTTTCGTGAAGATTTTCCTGAGAAATGATTTAGGTTTAGGAGGAGTTGGTTCATCAAGTCCTAATAATATGTCCACTGATCTGTATTGTCTATATCGCAGCATAACTTTTAGCTTGTGGCGACACTGATCATGCACCTTGAAAGGCACGCCCTTATAATTAAAGATCACTAATGATCTCAGTAGAGGCATGTCACAAACTGGACACTTGTCCAAAAATAAGTGAGGCCAAGTCATTACCATTCTCTTCATCTCAACACCGGATCAGAATATACTGTTCCACCCAACTCTATAGCAAACCACGTTGTAGGTATGGTTGTCTCACGCAAATAGCAATCTGCATCAGCACTTCCCCAGTACGTGTCAATAGCCCAATACCATAAACAATGTACTAGGATAGGAACTGTAGTTGTATATCTGTCGTGGAAACCACAGTCAGTGCTAGGACAATCACGAATTCTGAGTTGTGAGCGAGGCTGATAGTATTGGTAGGTGATGATTTTCACAGGATAGGACAGTTCACCTATAGGTGTGGGTGTTAGGAATCCAGTAGCAGCAGGTGTCAATGTTGGTGTGGGTGTTAACGTCTGTGTTGATGTCGGCGTATTAGTCGGCGTGGATGGTGCTTGAGTCTCTGTAGGAACTTCTGTATCAGTGGCAGTTGGTAAGGCAGTGTTCTCTTGAGTTGGCTCATTGGTTGCTGTCTCAGTTGGTGTGAGTTCTGGTGTAAAGAAGGTAACTTGAACTGAAGGTTCCGAAGTAGGAACTGTAGCAGGAAGAGTAGGAAAGGTTCCTGTAGGTGTGGAGACACATCCAGTCCATGTCAATATGGTAATTAGAAATAAAACTCTCTTTAAGTTAACCAATCGTTAAACACCCACCCAGTAATATTTCCTGTCCTAATATATGACCAGTTATCCAGCATATTCTCTACTTCAACGACTGTACCATTCTGAAGAGTAGTCAACACAGGTGACTGGAAATCAGGATGTGTTCTGACATTCAGTACACGAGTTCCAGTGCTGACTATCTTTTCATTAGGTGGACGATGAGTTTCCATGTAAACATTCAGGCATTCAAATACTCTTCCTCTTACATCCCACTGCTGCCATACAGGAGAGAGTGCTCCAAAACAAAAGATAGTAGCCCCTACCACATAATAGTCTCTATAGAGTTGACGATCTGCCCATTCCAACATCTTTTCATAATACAATGCACCGTCTAACTGATGATCATGAGCAGCCCAGTATGCTTGGCACTGAGTCCAAGGCCCTACAGGATAGCCTACCAGCTTATCTATTACATCTGTGCCAGCCCTATCTAGACCCAATTCAGTCAACACTATCTTGATACGTGTCCAGCCATTAGGCAGGATGTGAGTTCTCCAGACCTTTCTATAGCGTCCAAACAGCCAGCCCTCTTCATAGGTTGGTGGCATTTCTATTCGCTGATTGGCTAGCATCTGTTCACGTTGATTAGGACCATAGAACATATCCATGTACAGCCCACCATATTCGTGTAATCCTAAGTAGTTACTATAGAGATCACATGCTTCCAGCGCAGGATAGAAATGTTCCCAAGGATCATTCGTATCAGGCTTGATAGGTGGGGAGCCAGTTGAGAAGTTGCCTATACATGCAGAGAATCCTTCCTCATGCATGATTCTCTGGCGTTCTGCTTCGAACTTTCCATACTGAAGCATCCAGTCCCAGTTGCTCATTTCGTTAAATGACTCCCACTTGGCCCAAGGAGTCAGTGTCATAGCAGGACGAAAGGCATCTACCCAATACTTAGCTGCACCTACTGGATCAGTGAGAATTCTTCCACTCTCCCATCGAGCGAAGTCATCTGCCTGCCCAAAGTCTCTGGCAATATAAACTTTCGTATCGCCATAGACATCATGTATCTGCTTGAGTAGAGAAGGAGAACCTGTTTTTACTACACGTGCATGTGACAGAGCAGGAATGAGTCCTGTGAAGCTATCAATGATAAAGTAGCCAAGCTTGGTCACTTAACCTTCTCCTCCCGGTAGATACTTATCAGCAAACTTCTCAGTCCCTATCTGAATCACCGACCAAGTAGTAGAACTTGAGCAGGAAGATGTTGATCCCCAATATTCCCCACTCTTCTCTTCGGCTATGCAGAAAAATTTAACAATGTCGCCTACAGTATAGGTCAGACCTGTCAGGTTAGTGGCGATGTTGTAATCTCTGGAAGTCCTGATATTCGTGACACGAGTATACTTATAGTATTCATCTGCATTATAAAACGCAGGAAACGATCCACTGGCAGGCGTAGGAGTCACTACTGATGTTGGTGTGGAAGTAGGTATAGGTGTAGAACTAGGAACACTTCCACCAGAACACACAACAGACAAGTCGTCTAGGTAATTATTATTGTTTCTGAAAGGCCATAGCCTTATATTATCGTAGAAAATAGTAGTCTTAGTGCTAGTTGCTACGAAGTCATAAGACACTTTCGCCCAGCGATCATACACACCATCATCATAACCAAAGGCACGAGATTTCAGCACACCGCCAGCAAAAGCATTCGTTCCGCCAGCAGTGTCTACTAGGATATAGAATGTGGCATTTGCCTTGTCATCTGTTGTAAATAAATGACTCTTGTGCGGATCAAGATCACCATCTGCACCAGACCATGCTTGAACATAGCCAGTTGCAGTACAGGATGATCCTGGAACAGTTGTTATTGTCTGATAAATTCCTCCTTCTATGGCACGATAGAAACCAAAGTATTCTACTGCATTCGTTCCACTATGAATTCTCAAGGCATCCTGATCTACAGCAGCAGGCTTATATTCTGGTCTGCCTAATTTTAATCCTGTAGGATTGCCAGTTCCTTGTCTGTAAGCAGGACATCCATCACAGTAAAATGCTGTCCAATCTCTTGGAACAATATGATAGAATCCATCACTATGAAGTTTACTAATATATGGTCCTTCCAGTCCACCATCTTTGAACAAGTTAGTTCCCGTTATCTGAGTAGGAACAGCAGTAAGACTTGGCACTACTGTAGGTGTCTTAGTAGCTGAAGGTACAGCAGTGGGAGAGGGGTTTGGCGGGGTTGGGGTGAGGGTAGCGCTAGCGCTACTGGCAGGGGTAAGTGTTACTATCTTCTTGCAATAGATAGAACCTGATCCATCTGCATAGAGATCAGCTTTACAGTCAGAAGCATTGAACTCTGTGTGAGTAGCGCCTGCACAAGCAGTAAGTAAAATAAGTGCAATGAGGATGATGTATCTTTTCATGAGGCTATCTTACCATATTATGAGGATATGATGTAACTGTGAGGATTGTGAAAACTTGCACGCAACTAGTTTTATTATATTATATTCTGTAAAGAATCATATAGTATAAAACTATATAGATTCATTGTATGATCTATATAATAATAGTCCTGCTACACTATTCGTTCCGCAGTCCTATTATCATTATACCTAGCAGCATAAAACTGTCAAGTGATTCTAGGAAATTGGATGCTTAAAATATTGATTCTAAAATTCCGTGCCTAAATATATGACTTCTTAAATTTAGATGCATTCATATAATATGTGTGTTATAATATTGTTATTCGGAGGATATTATGGCAGTGTCTTATGAAAATTATGATCAGGAAAAGTTAGTTCCATTCTCAACTTATAGTAGTCACATTCTCAGTGTGATGGGAACTGTGTTTTCTCTGCGAGTGATGCTCGAAGATACACTTCCTTATCTTCCAGAAGGGCATCGATTAGTTATTCAAGATTATATCAAGAAAACATCTGAAGAACTGAAGGAAATTGAATTTTATATGATGAAAATCGCAGAGAATGAGGCAGACAGTGAAATAAAATGACAGAAAATTGTATTTCTTATAATCCCGATGATGACTCTCCAGTTGAACCAGAATGGGAAACGCTTGTTGGTCTGATGGCATATAAACTGATGCGAGACAACCAAATGATCCGACATCAGATGGCTTGTAAGGAAGAGAAGGCATTACTTTATATGAACTTTGCACATAGTATTTTGCAGTCAGAGGGACTGCTGTTTGTGGATATGGCTGAGGATGATGAAGACTAGTTTAATGGGTGAGGGGATTATATGTCAGAAAAGAAAGGCGGGCGTTTAGCTGTAATTTTCGTTCCATTTGATGAAGTTCCTGGGTCTGGGTCTGATCCTCTCGAAGAAATCCTACGTCTATATGTGCGCTGCACAGGTGAAATACACTATAGATACGAACAAGAGAAAGCTAAGTATCTGGATAAGGTTACATCTCAGACTCAATCTGAGTTACTTCACATCCACCTGAAAGCCATGCATGATATAATTGACTTGGGCTATAGCCCGCAGGCTGCATCTGAGATGCTGGGCAGACCAACACTGGATCATTTTAAGTAATTGACACTCAGGATGAAAAGGTGTAGAATTACATCTTAAAATTATATAAGGAAAGGCGATTGTTTCAGATGAGATACTTTTTTAGTGTGAACACAGATCATTTCGTTACATTTTCTAAGAGTGAGTATGATCCAGACTTTACTGAGATACATTCTCAAAGTGATGTTGAGTCACTGTTCCTGTTTGCAGAACTACCTAACAGTAAAAAGATAGATGTTATCTTGCGGGGATTAGATGAAGCATACAGACATGACTATGAAAGCAATCGTATTTTAGAAGAAGCTCGTGATCTTAATATTATTGACTAGAAAGGGTGTATGAAATGGAATGGTGGATGAAGTCTTTTCGAAGAACTAAAATGTTGCGTAGCATGTCTTTGTGGAAATCCCCTAGTGGTGAATGGAAAATTGAATGTCACCATAATAAATATCATGGTACTCCTCAAGAAATAATATTACCTTTTAGAACCTACAGAAATTTATCAGAAGATAAAGTCAATATGATAATTCGTGCAGCTTGTAATAGTGGAATAATTCCTCTTATCTTGGATGGTATCTTTGATAATAAGACTACTACGATTTCTTTACATAGATACCACAATAATCAGTTGTTGACCGAAAAGTAGTATTATGATATACTTTAGGTAGTGTGTGGTAGCACTACATTGTAAGGCTATAGCTTGAAACTAAGAGGCTGGCTGATGACTACCACCATCAGTTGGCCTCTTAGTTTTGGGCTATAGAAAGTTTATAATTACCATATCGTCATGGAGAATAGAATGTCAGAAGAATACCAGTTAGTAGTAGTAAGCAATAATAAGAGTATTGCAGAATCAGCTAATAGAAAAGTTAAATATACACCCACTGGACTAATTTTTAGTGGGGAAGAGCTTGTTGATGAAGAGCGGGATTATCTGCATAACGCTAATGAGATGTTTAGGGTAGGAATGCAGTGGTGTGAGGGTGATCTTCTTGTTGATGATGATAAGACTCCTTATGGTGAGATGTATAAAGAGCGAATGAAGTCTACAGGAAAGAAGTATGGCACACTGGCAAATTGGAAGTGGGTAGCCAAGTCAATTGAGTTTTCACGGCGTCGTGAAAACCTCTCTTGGAACCATCATTATGAAGTAGTCCACTATGATCCAGAGACTCAAGATCGTCTCTTAGATTGGTGTGAGAAGGACCCACACACAGGACAGAAGCATTCTGTCAGAGATTTAAGAAATCTTATTAATGCAGCTAAACGAATGGAAGTTGATACTCCCGCTCCCTCTGCTGGGTTGTCAGAGTCAATCTATAGTGTATTTCGTGGTGATGTGTGGCAGTTGGGCAATCATCGGATCATGTGTGGAGATTCTTACAATCAAGATGATGTAGATAAACTACTGAGAGATGCTAAACCAACAGCACTAATCAGTGATCCACCTTATGGAATTGACTACAAGCCTAACTGGAATAAGTGGGATGGATCAGCATCAGACTTTAATCCGGTAGAAGGTGATGATCAGGACTTCGATCCAACACCTTTCCTAAACTACCTTATTGTCTGCCTATTTGGGGCTAATTATTACAGTCCTAAATTGCCTGTGGGCGGATGGTTGTGCTGGGATAAGAGGGCTGGGGATGTAGTAAAGGATTCAATGTTGGGATCACCCTTCGAGTTAGCATGGTATCGATCTATCAGGACTACCAGAAAAGCTATCATGGTGCGTGTTCTACACGGTGGAGTAGTGAATGCTGATAGCTCAGAAGGCAACAATGAGAAGCGTCACCATCCTACTCAGAAACCTGTACAGGTTATGCGAGAAATACTAGAAAATCTTACAACTAACTCTGATGTTGTATATGATCCTTTTGCTGGCTCAGGTTCTACGCTCTTGGCCTGTCAGGAAACTGGAAGAAGTTGCCTAGCAATGGAAATTGATCCTGAGTATGTAGCGATTGTTTTACGGCGCTGGGAAAAAATGACAGGTGAAGTTCCTGTAAGATTGGAGTCTTAGAATGGCAGGGATTACTAGGATTCATATTAAATCTGATTCAAAGTATCTGGAAGAGAGATTAAAAATAGCACACGACTTTGAAGAACAGGCTAATGATGTATATCGGAATTTATTTTATAATTTGGAGTTCCCTTTAGCAGATGGAGAAGAAGTTATAGAAGTACCTAAAGGTGACAGATTCGCAAGGTATGACTGGCAAGAAGGAATAGACATCATACTTGAGTTTAAGTATGGAGATGGTAAGGCTACACTACAGGAGAAGGTACTTACTTATGGGGAAAAGACTACTTTGACTGTAGAAGAAAATAAAGCTAGTGGTGCTAAAGGGGCATGGTATTACTGTACAGCACAGTATTATTCTGTGTTCTATGTAGTGGATAAAACTAAACCACAACTAGGATTTAGAGACTGGATAGTAGTCAACTTTGCTGCATTGAAATTACGTAGATATGGTTGGCAAATCCAAGATGGAATAGAAAGAGGAGAAACTTTTAGATTTATAGACTTTTCTAAAATTAATTCAGATTGCATAATAGGAAGCAAATTCAAAGGTTCAGGAGCCTTCTAATGAACAAATCCAAAGTAACTCGTGAAGTCTACAAGAAAACTGTTTATCGCTGGTTCGCCAATCTTGGATGTGTAGCCCAAGCACTCACACCTAAGCAACACATTTATCTGATCTGGTACTTTCAGTCCAAGTGTGTGTGGTCAGTACATTGTAGAAAGACTGGTGATAGACGAGAATTTACAGACCTGGAGGACATGAAACGGCATCTTTCTAGCAAATAGAAAATAACAAAGGAGAATACAAATGACTGAAGCCAAACTTAGAAAAATAATTTTGTGGATTTCAAAGATTGCGATCTTAGTAATTTCTGCACCAGCTACGCTTGGTGTGGTTGATCAGGCTTATAGAGGTAAGGTTGTACAAATACTAGGACTAGACCTTCTCTGGTTGATCAAAATTGCTGTATTAGCAATGGTAGAAGGCGCATTTCTTTATTTCTGGCAACTAGTAGAAGATAACAAAAGTCTACAAACAAAAGAAGAACAGGAACAAAATACTTATATCCTTGCGGCATGGAGTATGTATGGTGTTTTGTTATTTGTAGGTATTCTACATGGAGAAGGCGCAGCTTCTTTAGTATTTCGTTTTGCTATGGGTCTTCTTATGTATGTAGCTACAAATGATAAACTGGCTGCAATGAGAAGAAAATATCAAACAGAGCAAGCCTCTGGTAAAAGAAAATCAAGAAAGGTACGACAGGCAGAGGCTAAAGCAGAAGAAGAAATCTCTTTACATCTTATCTCTGCAAACAAAGGAAAACAAATTGCAGCTATAGACAGTCAAGAGAATCTGATGATAACAGTAAGTGAGGTTTCTGCTAAGAAAAGAATTTTGTTATTGAACAAAGTAGAAATTGTAGATGGTGAGGTGATAGAAATCAAATCACTACCAGCAGGACAACCTGTAACAAATACTGAAGAAGAGAATACAAACCAAGAAGAAAAGAAAGAAGAAACCACAACAAAACCGGAACAAACAGAACAAGAAGTAATAGAAACTGATTGTTATGTGATTACTTCACAAGAAAATGGTTTTCTAGTCTCTTGTAAGTTGTGCTCTTATTCAGTTCTAAAAACAAATGTTCCAGGGAAAGATACCAAATTATCAGCTATTCGTGCAGCATCAAGACATTGTGGTATGCATAAAGAGAAGGAGGAGCCTAAACAACTTCCACCATCTGAATCGGTAGTGATAAGAACTCCTACTGAGGAGGAATTTGAAAAGGCTACACAAGAAGTGGTAGAACAATTTAAGGATGGATTGAATTATCTAGCGGAGACACCAACTACTGATCCTGAGAGTAGGTTTCAGCAGCAATCTGGTGCAGGAGAGTTTTAGAAACTAAAAGAGGCTACTCAATAAGTAGCCTCTTCTGTTATAGACTATAAAACTTAGTTCTTAGATAATGCTACAGCCTGCTTGAATGCTCCATCCATTGCCTCACCACGATCACCAATTAGAATATTAGTCATCTGCTTGGCTTTATCACCACGATATACATCACTGTGGTTGATCGTCTGAGTAATGGCTTGGAATCCACCATACACAGTGTCAGCAGCATAGCTGTACTCATTATTTAACTTCTGGAAATTACCACGAGCCTCTAGGCGAAGTTCACCAATGGTTGTATTCCTCTTGTCCATCCAATCCTGCTTATCTTGTGCTACTACGCGAGTAGCATTAATCGCCTTGGAAGATGCACCTGCTGGAATGATACGAGCAAGCTCTAGTTCTCTAGGTTCTGCTACATAAGGAAAGGCAGACACCAGCAGTGAGTCAAGTCCATCTAAAGTCAATGGAGTTCTTAGCATCTGCTCGAATTGATGAAGTGCCTTGGTTCGTTCTTTCTCAGCAATCACCATCAGATCACGCCTAAATTCTAGCTCACGATGAATGTCTCCATTGTGAGGAATTCGATGCATCTCACGAGCGCTGCTCATTGCCAGCATATATGTGTTATAGCACACTTCACGAACTGTAGTAATTCCCCAGAAGGCTGCACCAGGGCCAGAACGATCATCTGATACATGCAGATAGGTACGTGTCTTCTCAGTCTCAATTCCACCTACTTCATAGTCTTCCATGCGTAGAGTAATGAAGCTGATCTGCCAATCTTTCACCACTGCACAAGTCTCAACAGGATATTTCTCGGATACTGGATCGAGGATTTTGCCAAGGTCCCTGTGTTGGATCATCTTGTAGCGATTGCCAATCCCACTGCGAACCAGTCTTGGTTCAGGGTCAGATGGAATAGGCTCACGCCACATATCGAAACGATTCTTCACAGGAATACGATGCACTTCTGTAGGCTTGCCATTCTCATCATAAGCCAGAGGATATTCTGAGTAAGCTGGATGCAGAGAATACTCGAAGTTCATTCCTGCCCATTCCAGTGCTTCAGATGCAATCATAGGGGTGTTGAACACCGGCATTTTCTCGTGCCATGCCCCTGTCTCGTATCCAGCACCAATGTTGAAGTAATCAGGCATTGTTCTTTCCTTTCATATAAGTGTGTTTTATAGTCTAATTATATTATATTCCTATTTTATAGTGTTGTCAACCAACTTCCCATCTCTGAACTCAACAATTTCTACATAATCAGCAGTTCCTACATCCCAGCGAGGATTGAAGTTAGGATCATTGAATGTATCAATATAAAGACTCCAATCCTTACTATTTCCATATTGATTAGTGAGGTAATCATAGAAAAGAGATACAGGAGTCATAGTAACCAAACACGCCTCACATCCAAAGTCTGAAATTTCTCGTGCTCCATAGTGAATTAGATAAGCATGTTGGACGATACTTTCCTTGTCTTTATGAACCCAATGTCTGATGTATTCAGCTACATTTTTGGCATTAAATCCATTATCACCTGCAATAACCTTGCAGACTACTTCTCCATCTACTACTACTGAAACGAGTCCTTGTGTTGCCATTATTGATCCTTTCTAAACATGCACGCCAATATTGAACTACTAAAATCATTAAAACATTCTCTGATTTTCCCAATCAAGTGATTTTACTGTTCCATACTATGATTTCTAATTACCATATTGATGTGGACCTGCTTGGAGTCGAACCAAGTTCTTGTCCCAACCTACGGGACAATCGATACCCATCAGGCCCATTCTCATCTGCCCATATGATATTCTAGTTGTGTGCGTAGACGTAGGTTTCAGCAGAGTTACTAGCTCTGGCGAGTTCCCATGTCTTACTCTTCATCAGCAGCTTCTTCAGTCTGTCTGTCTTAGTTCCCAGAGGAAATTCCCGTAGGAATGGAAACTCTGTGAACCACATTTGACACACACCGGAACCATACAAGAACTGAATACGGAATAATTTTCTCATCATATCTCCTGTGAGTGTGGGCAGATGAGATAATGGTGCAGCAGAGACTCGAACTCTGTGTAGGCCCACCTACCACACCAGAATATGCACGTCACTGTCTATCTTGATTCTATAATCAGATCAGTGATTGTGTCAAGTGATTAGTATTTGTTATGAAGGTGTTTCCAGACCTTTCCTAGTTTTATACGAGATATGGCAACTTCACTTACATTGTATATCTTAGCTATTTTACTCTGCTTGATTTTATTGCTATTTAGTAATTTTATTATCTCTATTACTTGCTCTTCTGTTAATTTAGCACTACCATGATTCTCTCCAATAGACTTAACAATCCTTCCTTTGGATTTACAGTCTTTCATATTGTCATCTTGTGTACCTAGTTTGAGGTGATTAGGATTAACACAAGAAGGATTATCACAGAGATGCATCACTAGTTTATTATCCGGTATGTCTCCATTTACTAACATCCACGACAATCTGTGTGCTCTGTATCTCTTGTGATCAATAGCAATAATTCCATAATTATGATGATCTTTGTGCCCTAACCATTCCCAGCACTCACTATCTGATTTCTTGTTTATTTTGCTCCAAAAGTATTCAATTGGATTCATCTTTCCAAATTTGCTCATAATTTGTTCCTTCATTTACATGCACGTAGAAATATGCACGTCAGAATATGAGTATTGACTCAAGTGATTGATCTCTAGTGATCTTTTCTAGTGATTTTAGTCTCCCATACTATGGTTCGATAAGGACAGAGAAACGAAAAGTCCCCCAAAAAACACGCCAATAAGCATTGAAACAAACGTTTCGTCAATGGGCAATCCAGACCAATATCTTATTCCTGTTGATATAATCATCATCATGATAGTTATCAACGTTCCCCTACCAACCATTTTCCAGTTCATTATCTCACCTCACAACTAGAATAATCCCTCTATAGGATGAACTATAGAGGGTGAATAGATTAGCACTATAACATAGTAGGCATAATAATGTGCCATGCAGCATACTCAGGTGTAAACTTGATCATGTATCCTATATTAGAAACATTCTTGAAATCAGCACGAATAGAATACCCATCGAACTTAGCAAGAGTTTCCACCAATTGGCTGATCTTGTAGCCTGACTTGATCGACTCACCAATCACATAAGCATCGACTACGCTGTCTGTAGTACCCAGATCGCGACTAGTAGCACTCACCCGAATGATCTGCTTATCCTTGTCAGACTCAAGTGATGTGAACTCAGAAAATACTTCAGAACGTTTTAGGACAATAGACAGACCATCAGGATCAACTCTCAGTGTATGCAGATCATTGGCAAAGAATATATGAGTGTAGTCAGGAAATTGGCCCTCTGTAAGATGCACGGCGAATTCAGCGTTTCCAGACACAATAAACAACATTCCAGCATTGAAAATCAAGTCAATATCTTCCTCATACTTAATCTCATCAGCAAACAGTGACTTGAATTTCTCAATGGCTGATAGAGGCACGAGTCCCGATACTTTCCCATCGAATGATGGACTCCCAAACTCATATTCTCTGTGAGCCATGCGCTTAGTATCTGATGTTGTAACCTTGAGGGTGTTGGTATCATACTCGAACCAGACACCACTCAGGGCAGGCAGAACATCATCCTTAGAGGCAGCATACAACACCTCATTCAAGAGCTTCAACAGCACAGCAGCATTGATCATAATGCTAGGACTATCCTCAGCCTCATTATCTCTAGGCCAAGGAATTAAAGGGAATTCCTCACCGTCGATTCCCTTGAATGATGCTTTAGTCGCTCCGCAAACAATATTCAATTCCATCGTTCTCTGTACTATGTCTAGCTCGACTCGCTCAGGGGAGAGACGATCTACGAACTTAGCGAACCTGGTATAGGGAACACAGATTGATCCGTCCTGATCGACTACTGCCCCAACACCTACACGCATATCAGTATCCAGATCAGAAGTCTCAAGATAAACACGCCCTGCATGAGTAGAAATTCTCACTGATTCTAGTACAGGCAGTGTTGATTTCTTAGAGACTGTCTTACCAACACGCCTCAGACCATTGGTTAGATTGTCTTGCAACATTGATACTTTCATTATGTTTATCCTTTTATTGTAACAGGCACGTCGAATTAGATGTTACGTCTAAATGAGAATTGTGCAAGTGGTTTCCATGATTCCTTTTGTCTCCAATAGGCAAATGTAGGAATCAATTTCTTATCCTCTACTAGATGACCAATGCGATCCAGTGTGCTGTTGCTAGCCGTACGCATCTTACCGATCATTAACTGAGGATCACGAGAAAACATTACTTGTGTCTCCCCTGTATTGAGAGTCACTACCAAGACTCTATATACTTGATTAACTGGTCCCTCATAAGCATCAGGCAACATAGCATAGCACGCTGAGCAATATCCATCTCCAGCGTCATTCTCCTCTGTAATTTCATTGGCACATACACGGCAAACAGGCACGTCAAATTCTTCATTCTCTTGTATCATGATAGATATTCCTCTCTGTGTGATTATTAATAGCCTAATTCGAGTATCCTACAACTAAGTAAGATACTCTAGGTTAAGCTATAAAGTGTTTTCGTCCCATCCAATAATGATATGTTTCAATCCAATTTCATTAGCTTCTGATACAATTTTATTGAATTGATCCCAGAATGAATCACCAATCACAATAAAACTCTCAATCAAGTTATCAGGCTCAACAGTGAGCCATTTACCTTTGTTCACAAACATATTGTATTCATATACCACATTTGGATCAATCTTGGTTGGGCCGGGATTATCTAATCGATATTCTTCGATCCAATGCTCTGCAATCTCATCAAAGTTAACCTCAGAGATCGCAGCATTGATCAGATCAGAGAACATATTAGCTTGACCGCCCAGTGGGTTATCTTCCTCTATGTATTCCTTCAGAGCATCAGCCAGATCATACACGGCGTAATCAGAGTATGGATCAGAGATCATATCTCGAACCATATCATAGCTATCTTGCTCATTGGATAACCACAGACTGACTAACCATGTCTCATGGTTGTACCATCCGTTGTATTCTTTGTGTTCCATCGTTTGACTCCTTGTCAAAATATGCACGTCTCTATTTATAATTATATTCCTAGTTTATAACTAGGTCAATACTTCATTACGATATGGTAATTAGAAATACATGCACGTCTAAAACATGCACGGAGAAATATCAGTATTGAATCTCTGCACTATGATTCTCTGATTCTTCCAACCTAGTGATTTAGTTCTACTTACTATGATTTCAGATTGTCCTATTCTCTGCTCGACTCTAGTAGTGACCTAGTGTCAATTCAGCGCGTATCTGATTGAACCTATGTACAGATGAACGATAGGATCGACCTAAACGATCCTTATTGCTTCGAGATACGAAACTAAAGATAGCTAGTTTCCTAATCTCAGGATCAATGTTTTCTGATATACACTGGAAACGTATAAACCCTATGCCCAGTTTCCAATTAGCTCGAACTATATGGTAGGCTCGTTTATACTGCTGCTTAGTTGTCATGATAATTATCCTCTCACAATTGATTGATCATACTCTAATAGCAGAGCGCTAGACTGCGCACAATGTCGCTAATTCTAGCGCTATGGTGATTAAGGTAGGATGCTACCTAGATCGCGGATTAGACGATTCTAGGGCTATTGTATCTTGTCTACTGATTTATAGGTGTATGGCACACTTCCCACATAACCATAGACTGATCCATATTCACCCTCCAGTTCCTCAACAAATAACCCACCATATGCTGATAGGTCTTTGCCGATTGACTCCCCAATGGCTGTAATCTCTTGGCTATCAGTAATGAGAGTTAATCTAGGATCAATATCTTCTATTGTCTGGAACACATCAAAGTGAAATCTCTTTATGTCCCACACGTTGACAAATCCCTGATCGCTTTCATATAAATAGACCGATCTGATTGACTCGTCTATCAATTCTGGAAACAGAACGTAATCAACTAGATCAACATCATAGCGCCACACCATAGGCAAATCAGATGCATCTGCTAGATCATCACTGTCTAGTCCAAACTCGCCAGCATAGGCTAGTTCAGCCTCTGATGTTGCGTCAAAGTCTGGTGGATCACCCCATAGTTGGAGATTATCCCACATATAGGGAACGTATCGGGGATTAGATTCAAACTTCCCTAGGTTACTTACTCTAATCTGATAATCCTCAAGATCGTACATATCAGATTCTAATAGATCATTCTCATCATAGAACTTGTTAATCATTATCTGACTCCTCTAATAGTCCTAGACTTTCGCAAGCATCGCGAATATCTGACGAGTCAAAATACCCATCTTCAGAATACTTGTTATTATCGCCTAACCACGACCATACTTTACTGACATTCTCATCTAAGTTATCAATACTCAAATAACGTAATTCTTGATAGATACAATCACCCTCAGATTCATATTCTTTATTACTCCAGTGATCCTCATCTGCTACCGGATATAGATTCAATTTGTCTAACCAACCTTTGATAGCTACAGCCGCAGCAGTAGGTAGACCACACTCATTGATCATACGGATCATAAGATTCTCAGTAGGCGTAAACCAGGATGAGAATCGCTCGATTGTGGTATCATCCGAGAAACGTTCGATCATATCTTCAGAGATAACTTCCCAGTTTGAATCCTCAAGTAAGTTAGATACGTTAGGAGCATAGCTATACATGATTGCCCATGTATCCCCGATAGGTGTATCCCCATGATAGCCAAATCCACCCATAGATCGCCGTGAGATTTCACGAGGATCACTAGCATGGATATGCTTGGAACAATAGTCTAATAACTCGATGTCATAAATCATGATTTGACTCCTTTATAAATAGAATGGTTTATCTTTGATATAGCTAACACACTTCTTAGTATCTTTGCATGGGGCAGCATAGATAGGAAAGTGCAAGGCAACATAGATCGCCATATGCTGATCAATGCTGGCGATCATACTATCAACATCTGAGCTATCCGATAGATGAGATAACTCATTATCAAACTGCAGTAGAATACTAGTCATAGATTGATCCTTAATGCGTCGTGTGAGACGCTACAACAGCCCTAGATTTGATGATACAACAAATCCCCTAGACTAGCCTTGCACTAGTCAGCCGCGTCTAACGGATAGGGGATATGATAGTTATTTTTTACCGTTACTTGTGAAGTGTTTGACTGTCCAGTCTACCATGTTATCAAATGGGTGACCCTTGCTATTCCACTTGGCTACAGTAGACTCCAGCCATTTGCACTCCTCATCATTAAGCATCCGATTCAGTTTGTCAGAATCACTCATTACGTTTCGTACTTGAATCCAATCGATCTTACCTGAGACGAACGATCCATTATCCTTTGATTTGTTACCGTTAGACTTAGCCTTGCTATTCTCACCCTTTGGGGAATTCACATGCTTAGTCTTGCCGAGTACACTGCCCATCACATCATAGGCAATCTCACGGATAGAATTATCAGGAACGATCTCAATATCAATTGGTGTATGCCCATTGGCTAAACCTTGAGACACTAGGTCAATGTTTCCTTCACTGTCCATCACAGGGACCAAATCCTTAGCGCCCTTAGTGAATCCGGGCAGCATCCCGATAGCGAGGTCATCATTGATCCGCTTAGTCTTGATCTTGCCATAGCGCAATTCGATATTCTCTGTTTCCAACTGGCGTACATACTTCTCAATATCGTCAGCATATGCTTCCCATTCTCTAACATATCCGGGAAACATAAAGTGAACTAACTTAACTGTGAATGTGTTCATGATATTTTTCTCCATATATCTCTAATTAGAATTCTAGCACGATACTCTATAGGATGCAAGACCCTATAGAACGACCTTACGTAGTCTCAACGTTTCCCACTGTGACCACGTTCCATTGTTCTGCATATGGCGCACCACAACATACTTACGATAGTCTACTGTGATAAGACCATACTGCAAGCCAATCGATGATCCTACACTGGCGATAGACTTTACCGCACGATAGACAACGTATCTAGTGGGGACTACTGATGCGGCATTGTAGTCCATTGTGACGGGCGATTTGACGTTATGCTTAATGACCATGATCTGACTCCTGTTTAGGTACTGACTTATAAAAGTATCCATAGACACATCGAGTCCCACCCCGTGTGCAATCATAGGTATCATTCAATACCCCATCTATGACTGCTGCGGAATGCTTAGACACATTGACAACTAACCTACCCATAGGCAATTCACCGTCTCGAAGGTGTACAGTACATCCTTTGCCTATTTGCATAGTTGATACCCATGTCCAGCCAATCGACTCCATATAACGGCGGATAGTTGGCTTGTAGACTCCCGTTCTGGCGTTAGACTTGCCTTGCTTGTTCTTACTCTTGTGTTCTGTCTTAGCAAGGTTATTAATAGCCTTGTAGACTGTTTTGTAGTTTTGTTCGGTAGCTATTGCAATTGCTCTTACTACACAATCTGCGGCTTGTCCTTTATAACCTGCTGCGGATCGCCCACCGTCATTATAATGAAAGGCCATTCCTACTACTGGGGGAAGGCTTGCTGTCATGATTGACTCCTTGAGTGTGATTAGATTTGTGCTCTCATGAATACTCGTTAAGCCCTACCCTAACGAGTATTAGATCAGAGTACAAAACTTACTGAGCGTTGTAGTAGTTACGATATAGCTCCATGCCCACAATGTAACCTTGTCCTGTCCATTGGATCACTGTTTCAGGGAAAGGCTTACCCATATCATACTCTATGCCTCGAACCGCATAGTGCTTAGTCCCTACTAGTGAGAGGCTAATAGTACGATAACGAGTAATCCCGTTCACTTGCCAATTATCCTGACAAGTTACACTGTCTGAGAATTGATCTACTGTATAGCTCATGTCCTCATATAATGTAACGAGTCGCCCTGGTTGACAATCTGAAGCATGAAACCCTATCAACAACGCGAGTAGTAATGCTGTCATGTGTGACTCCTTTAAGTCTGGACTCTTCAGTGTAGCTAGTTAGCTACAGACTGGGGACAAGCCCCAGTTTCGTCCTATAGCTCCCATCGGGGAGCATCACCTCGGCGCATCATCTCATCATTGACTAGTTCTAATTCCTTGCGTATCTGATCCTGGTATTCCTCAGTCTGATACAGATCAGGATCATCAAGAATAATCAGTAAGTCTAGACGCTTCCAAGAGATTTGTTCGTCGTCTAACTTCTGTAGACTTCTCATTATGTGACTCCTTGTTAGGCTCATCAGTACAGGCTATTACCTGTAGACTAGGGAAAGTATCCCTAGTTTCGTCCTATAGACCAAATCCGTTATCAATAAAGAAACGAGTAAACCCTATTTCAACAATTCCCCATACAGTGGTCTTGATTAGACCCTCGTTGTTATTAAGAAAATATTGCTTACCCCAGTAAGGATCAATCTTGATTTGAATAACCGTGAAAGTGTGATTTTTCTGCATATGGAATAACGTACCGTCAATCCTGACAACATCCCCTACTGACAACATAGGATCAGGATTAGTTTTAACTGGAACTAGAGGCATACGAAACTTAAGCATTGGTAGACTCCTTATTTCACGAAAGTATAAATAGGGCGATTGTACTGTGCTGCTAATTTCATTAACTCTACTGCTACCGCCCATTCACAATTGTACTTATTGCATATTGTTTCCACTACTGCTATCTGCTGAGGCGTTCCGCTTAGTCGCATCTTAGACTCTAGTGAATTAGAGTAAGAGGCTGTAAGTAGGTCGTCTGGGTTGTACTGGCTGATTACTGTGTTCATCTGATTAGCTCTATGTTGTGTGTGTGTTTGCTTAATCTCGAACTATGACAACATCATAATCTATAATTATAAACTTGTCAAGTATTTGATCCTTAAAGAATTCAGATTGGTAATTTGAGTACAATAATAGGGTTTGACTTATGGTTAGAGTTGTTACCATAAGTTAGGATGATAACGTTATGTTGTTATTTATTTTAATGAGAGCATGAGTGTGCGCCTGCGTGCGTGTGCGTGTGTAATGGTATATTGCATCGACACACACGAGAACTCATACTTTCAACATTTTAATTATTCACTTGCATGAACTAATATATTGATATATACTAGAGAATAGAGAGAAGTAATGCCCTATATATTAAATGGAACCAAATGTTATTCATCGAAAGAAGCAGCAGAGAAAGCAGATGTATCACTCTCCTATATAGCTCGTATAGCTAAGAAACATCAGATTGATGCTATCTTATTTAGAGGTGTATATTTCTTTCCAGTAAAGTCTTTTGTTGAATGGCAGGCTAGAAGAAAGAAACCAGGAAGGCCAAGGAAAATAAAATGAATGTATTTGTGATTTTATATGGTGTTGTTGGTATAGTAATTATAGTTATAGGGGAGATTATTATACTAAGGAAGTCCATGAGTGATTCTGAATTTGATTGGCCTAAGCAAATGTTCTTACCTTTGCTCGTTGCACTAAGCTGGCCTATTCTAACTATTCCAGTATTTAATTTCTTGCTTGAGTTCTTAGAAGACACAAACATCCGAGTTGCTATCAGAGAATATCTAAATTCCAGAAAGCCCGATACTGCGTATGAAGTGTTGAAAGGAATAGAATTGGATAATGAATTAACGAATGAGTATGCTGAGAAGAAGAATTGGAGCTATAGAAAATGACCAAAGTATATGTAGTAACACAAGGTAGTTATTCAGACTATAGAATTACAGCGCTATTCTCTACTCGTGAATTGGCAGAGATGTTTATCTCAACCTTCTCTAAGCCTTATTCTGATTTTAATGATGTAGTGGGATATGACTTGGATCAATTTGAGGAACAGATTCGAGAAGGGCTTCAGCAGATATTTGTCATAATGAATGAGGATGGCACAACTACTCATACTTATGGGATGATTCCATCACAAGAAGATATAGTATGTGAAATTAAAAGAAGTGGTGATGGTACACTATATCTGCACATTGTAACTTGGGCTAGAGACGAACAACATGCCATTAAGATTGCAAATGAGAGGCGCTCAGCCTTGATAGCGTCCAACCAATTTAAGGAAGGAAGGCTATGAGTAAAGAAGACTGAAGAGACGTTAAAAGATCGACCTGATCTAAAAGAAAAACTAAAAAGTTTCAGAAAGATATTGGAGGATAAATAATGAGCGGGGAGTTTGGTAGTTATCTAAATGGATATTTCTGGTATCAGATGAAAGTTGGAGCATTGGATTGTCTTGACGGCGATAAAGAGATTACTAAACTCTGGGGAGAGTTCTTGAATGATTTTTCAGAGATAGCCCATGCTATTGCGTGGTGTGAAGCAGGTGATTCAGGTGTAGACTATCCTATCCGTGCTACAATGGCCGCACTTCCCAGACTCAAGATAAGACTGGCTGATATTGAAAAGTACCTGGAGCCATTTCAGAAAGTAGCAGAAGAAGCTGTGAAATTGGAATTGGAGAAAAAAGAAAAGGAAAGAGATAATTCTTGACGAGATTGGTTTTTGATCTTATACTATAGATAAGGAGAATGGACAGTGTTTGCTGACTTTGTGTTGGTACTAAAAGAACTTGTAGAACTTGATCCTGATATGTTGATTTTCATGGATGGTGATGAAGTCAATATCTATTCAAAACATCATGGGTTAGTTGATCCTAGTAAACTATCCAAAGAAGCCTTACTAGCAATGGTGAGTCATGGTTGGCGATTTGCTAAGGATGATGAAGACTCAAATTATTATTTCGAACTATGACCATCACTTTCCTTTCCATGCTATTCTTTATGGGGCTTGCGTTATATGCTTATGACCAAGCCTTCTTCTATTTATCAGAACATCTTCACTGGAAGGATAATGAGAAGCTGGCGGAGTCCATCATATTTTTATTTGGTGGGATCGCTGCCACTGTTTTTGCACTCTACTGCTTAGGAGAGTTACTAATTCATGTTTAACTATCGTACCAATAAAATACTCCTGCTCATTGCTCGTGTTCTGTGGATTATGGCAGCAACTAACATCAAGGCTGGTAGCAAGCTAGAATCCAGACTCAGGGAGATTGGTGCTGAGATAGCACTGTTGCAAAAGGAGATGAAGTGAAGCGTCATCTCCAAGTGCTTAACCAGATCATTGTTATCTTAGGTCGTATTGCAGGACAACTAATGAAAATGGCAATCAAAATGGTAAGGAGAGATTATAGAGATGTTTGACTTAAGTAGACTGTTTGACAAGATTCGTGAACAGAACATGGTGAAGTCTTTGCCAAAGCCAAAGACTCGTCCTGAGACAGATGAAGAGTTTCAACGTCGAGCTTTTCATACTCCTATTTATTGTAAGGAGTGTGGGTCTGTTATATATCCTGAATGGATACCTACTACATTTAGCCAAAGGACAGGAAAGCCTGAATATTGGGAAAATGTCCAGAAATGTCTAAAGTGTAATAAACTGACTATTGACTACAAGGTGTATTTATGGCAGGGAGAATATTCCTTTGGAGCACATTTCTCTATTTGTCGCGAGAGTGTAATTATTGATGAATGAGAAAGCAACCACAGTTATCTGCCAGTGCGGATGCAGTGAGTCTTTTAGGTGTGTCTACAAAACTCGTAGGCCTAAGTATAAAGATGATTTTCACCGCTATGGCGGTTATATGAAGAATGGGAGGAAATATGGCAGGGTTGACGAGCGCTGATGTCCAACCATTCGTAGATTACCTCCAGCGTGAGCAGGACACTTGGTTTATCTGCAAGTATATTCCTACTACATATAACACAGCTAGAGGATTGCTGGGGCAGATGCATGAAGAAGTCCACAGTTGGGCTGATCTGTCTTCTACACCTTACCAGTATTTCTGGGAACCTGCTTGGGAACGATCTAAGACATTAATGACTATGAAAGATTGGAGTTATATTAGATGGACAGAGCGAGTGAAGGAAATAGCAATTTACAAGAAGGAATGGAATTGGGAACTGAACTGGGAGATACTTCCAGAGATTCCATTTTAGACTTACGATATACAATCATCTGCTACAATGAAGGGAAGATTATCTTCAAGCGCAACACACGTAAGAGAGGTTCAGTACAGTATCACGCTAAAGACAAGGATTGGGATTCTGTTTACCTGAAAGTCAGGTATCTGCGTGATAATGATGATGTATATAATGAAGGAAAGTATCAATATTTCGCTGAATTTGAGAAGGCATTTCAAGCCTTCACTGAGCCTGAACTAATAGACTATCTTTTAGAGGCGAGTTGATGGAGAAGATCATCGATCTAGTAAATGGTGGAGCCTATACTGTAGTTAAGCAGACAGATAAGAGAATTTATTACACTAGAAACGGGAAGTCTAAGTATTTTAGTAAGGTTGACGAAGGAAAGAAGTTTCAATTTATGATCAAGAATGTTTATGTGTTTTCTTCACTGGGCAATGACTGGAATAAGTTCGGGATGTTCTAATGAAAAAATTTAAGATTCTTTCAAAATTAAGAAGATTTATTGTCAATTTTCTGGAAATGATAAACGATCTTTATGATTTTCCAGATAAAGAAAATTCCAATGATTGGGGATTCTAAAGTATAATATGTATCATCTCAGCAGAATTCAAAACGGTTTTATTAGAGCACTAGGTAGTGCAGCCAACGAAGAGTCGGCAAAAAATTTGCTATCTCACTATGAGCCTGCACACCCTGAATGGATTCAGCAGGACGACGGAACTTGGCTATCCAAGATTTCTGACTATTACTTCTATACTATTGAAGAGGATGGAAAATTCGGTGGTCATTATACTAGCAGAGGAAAGGGATCATAGATACTCAATTATTCAGGAGAAAGATGGCAATCAGAAAAAGGTAGATATTTGTGATCTAGTCACAGCAGAATCCCTAGCACTGGAAGCAGAAGAGCTAGGGATTGATGTTCAATGGAAATATTTGGAAGACGTTTTAGCACAAGTCATCAGAGATGTATAATAGTGATGTGGAGGTAAATAACATATGCCCGATTTAGTGAATGACCCAGCATATCAAGCTGCTACGAAAGAGCCTGAGCCTACTGCTCTTGAAGTGATTATTGCGACTGTGAAGAAATGGGCAGCAGTGCTGTCTGATCCTCGTACAGTGGCAAGTGTGATTACAGTTTATGGTACTTTTAAGATGATTGCACTTGCACTAGGCTATGCAGACTCTAAACTCTCTGATAAGGACATCACCGATCTTCTTCAGAGTTCTGCTGCACTTCTAGTTGCATTTGCAACATTTCTGACTGTGGTAGGTTCGATTGTAACAATTGTAGTCGTGTGGATTCGCAGTTGGACAGAGCGACCATCACGCGGTCTGTCTCCTTGGCTGAAGAAAGTTTTTCCTGTTGATGAGCCTAAGACAATTGTATCCACAGCCACCATTAGTACAACAACTGTCCCCCCAGATGATGGTGCTGTAGGCTAACCTCTATATTCCCTCTCTTGTGTGTGTGTAAGAGGTCCCTGTTGCATCTCCGTAACAGGGACCTCTGCTTGCTTGACAAGAATATAGAATAGGGTGTATGATCATATATAGGTATCATATTCAAATGGAGAATTCACATTGTTAGTTCCTAAGAAAGCTATCGAAATATTTTCTGATGGTGGAACAGTAGCAGACGTAATTCGAGCAAATGTTTTGACAAAACATGGAACACCAGTATCAATTCGTAGATGTCAAGAATGGAAACAGGCATACAGAAATGGGGAAGCAGAGCCTTATGAAGAATCAGATGAGATAGTTCTTAAGACAACTATTGTTGAATCTGGGGATAAAGCTACAGTACAGTTTACAACAGATCGTATTACTACACTTGATCAACTTCTCAAAGCCTGTGAAGTTGATTTAGATACATGGGAAGTTGAAAAGTGTGAAATCAATAAATATGAGATGGGTAGAAAGCATACTCTGAAGAGTTTAGAATTTAATGAAGGAAAGATTTCGGGGTATCTTGAAGATAGTGGAACATTAAGTATTCAGCCTATGGTGTCTGTGAAAGTTTGGTTGAAGCGTAGACCAGAAAAGATATTTGAAGAAGTAATTGAACAGGCTATTGAAAGACTTAAAAACTATTCACCTGTTTATACATCTAGTTATGTGCCACAAACTAAACGTGGATTTTTGTTTTCTCCACAATTCTACGATCCACATTTTAACAATTTAAGTGTGGATGAATCTCATACAGTAGTTAAGGCTGCTGATGAATTTAAGCATACTGTTGATTTAATGGTTAGTAAGGCACAGACATTTGGAATGAATATAGATCGCGTGCTACTCCCTATTGGACATGATGCTTTACATTCAGATAATTTACAAGGAACAACAACAAAAGGAACCCAACAAGAATTAGCAGGAAATCAACGAACAGCAGTAGATTATATGTGCCAAGCCTATGTACATTTAATTGAGAGGTTTGCTGAGATTGCACCAGTTGATGTAGAAATAGTACCAGGAAATCATGATCGATTTGTTACTTATTTTCTAGGGAAATACCTGGAGGTATGGTTTAGACAACATTCAGATGTTTCAGTAGATTCTTCGCAAGGATCAAGAAAATATTATCGTTATGGCAAGACTATGATTTGTATGGAACATGGAGATAGGATTTCACCTAGAGATATGATTGGTGTAATGGCAACTGAATCACCAGAGTATTTCTCATCAACAACATGGCGAGAAGTCTGGAGGGGACATTTACACACAGACAAGACTTTATTTAGCCCAATTACAGAGCAATATGGTGTTACTGTGAGATATATGCCAGCACTCGCAAAAACAAATGAATGGCATTCACTTATGGGCTATGTAGGTAATCATCGTGCAGCAGAAGGTATGTTTTATCATATATCAGAAGGACCAGCAGGTATTTTTCCTATATTCTTAGATTAAATAAAAGGAGATTATATGAACATCGAACCACAAGCACAGAATTGGGAGAGAGATTCTCGAAAAGTTGATCCCAGAGTAGACATCCCTATGGATAACTATGCTACTGTAGCTGAAGATAATCACTACTATGATATAGTTTGGCTCTGTAGAGTAGATGCAGAGAAATATCTTACAGATGAAGTCTATCACAACAAGAGGGCAGCAGATGTAACAGTGCAGACGAAGGAAGGTGTTGTTACAAGACGTGCTGCTATCGATCAGTGCATAATTGGAAAGAACTAACTTAAAGGAGCCAACTGGCTCCTTTTTGATTCTTGATTTTAGTAAATTTTATTGTGGTATGATAATACACCTCATAGAGAGGTGTTTTTATGACTTATGTATCTACATCTGAAAGACGTTTTATAGAGGGCAAAGGACAGAAGTATCTGAAAAATTCAGAAGTTCGTTGTCAGGCTGTCAGCAAAACCAAGTTGCGTCTAGCTCGTCTACAGCAAGGCAATCCTAGCCTTACTTCTGATGATGTATGGCCTGAAGCTCAGTGTACACATGCAGCAGAAGAAAACGCTTATTTATGTAAGTATCATGGAGGAAGAACCCCTTCTGTAAAGAGACGTGAAGTGTGGGAGTACATGCCTCCAGAACTTCAAGAAAAGTATCTTTCTCTTCAAAATACTTCTGAGTTGATGAATCTCTCCAGAGAACTAAATGAACTAGACGCTAGAAAAGCTGAATTATATGAGTCTTTAGAGGAATTAGTATTGGGCCAGGAAGCATATGAAGTAGTATATGAGGCGAAGAAGGCTTTAGAAACTGGTAATGTAGTTAAAGCTGGTGCTTTATTACAAGTGATACTTATGAATCCTCGGTCAGAGGTTTCTGTGCATAATGAAATCAAGGAAGTTATTAAACTAAAGGACAAGGTGACTAGTACCTACTTTAGTATGTTGAAAGATATGAAGGAGATGGCAACCACTGATCAAGTTGCCTCGATGAAAGAAGAATTTTTTAACATTGTGAAAATTGCAATAGACAGAAATATTAAAGATGCTAACTTAGTATCTGCAATTTTCAATTCTATTTTTGAGTTGATGTCAAACAAGCACATTGATGTAAAAGCATTAAAAGATGTCGGATAGTAACCTTTCATTAATAGATTCTGGTTGGCAGGAACTTGCTGAAAAGTTCAAGCAGACTTCAGATGAGATAGTTGAACTTCCTACAGACTGGATGGAGAAGTATTTTATTATCCCAGAGCCTAGGGAACCTCTAACAGGCGAGATTCTTCCTATTGGTCCAATTCAGTTTGTTGATCACCAGAAGAGAATACTTAATGAGGCTCTGTCTAAGAAGCCAAGTGGAAAGTTCAAATATGCAAATGTGATTTACTCTGCTCCAAAAAAATCTGGGAAATCAACAACTGCAAGTGCTGTAGGACTATATCTAGCAGCTAAGACTCCTTATGCTAGGATTTATGCTATAGCAAATGATGAGAAGCAATCTGATGCTAGGCTATTTCTTCCTATTTCTATCTGTCTACAAGAGCATAAAACTAAGAAGTTGAAGTTTAAGGATGCCAGAATTATTGAATCACAGGGAAAAGCCATATTATCTAATAATTCAATCATTGAAGCTATTCCTGTAGATTCTAAGGGCGAGGCTGGTTCGGAGCCAACTGCTGTTATCTTCTCAGAATTATGGGCGTATGACATCCCTGCCAAAAGAAAACTTTTTACTGAAATGACCATTCCTCCTACTAAATGGGGGAGGTCTATCCGGTGGATTGAAACTTATGCAGGCTATAAAGGTGAATCTGACCTGCTGTGGGAACTTTATCAAGAAGCAACAGTAAATGGTTATCCACATCCAGACTTCCTTGATTTAATAGGAAGAGATGGGGAGCCTGTGGTTTGGGTGAATGATGAAGCTAGTATGTTTTGCTATTGGGATACTGCTCATCGTATGCCTGATCAGATGGGGGAAGCAGGAGAGGCATACTATCGATCTGAAGCTAGGATGTTATCTGCCCTTGAGTTTGATCGCCTTCACTGGAATCAGTGGGTAGCTTCTGGAGGATCATTTATCCAACCTGAGTGGTGGGACGATTGTGCTGATCGTACTATTCCTAAACTAGAACATGGCTCAAAAGTTCCAATGGTGTTGGGAGTGGATGCTGCTTTAAGTGGAGACTGTGCAGCAATTGTGGGAGTTACCAGACACCATCTTCATCCAGAGACAGATGTAGCTGTGAGATATTGTAAGATAATTAAGCCTTCTCCTGGCAAGCCCATTAATCTTGAAAAGGATATAGGACTAACTGTTAGAGAACTAAGAGAGCATTACAATATTATATGTGTGGCTTATGACAGTTATCAGATGGAGTCCATTGCACAACGCTACAGAAGAGGAGAGATTGCTGTATCTGCTGAAGAAGTAGAAGGCATGGACGAGGCTGAAAAGAAAGTCTATACAGATAAACATAGCAGGCTGGCTCAGGCTTGGTGGTATAAATTCTCCCAACATCAGCCTCGTGCTGTTGCTGATAAGATGTTATATGATATGATAGTGAACAAGCAGGTCCATTGGAATCCAGATGATATGGACTCTCAGATCGCTGAACGAGGATCAGAAGAAACTCTCACCAAGCATATTAAACATGCTGGTGCTAAAGAAGATGGCAAGTCAAGAAGAATTGAGAAGCTGTCTAATGACGCTAAGGTGGATGCTGCTGTAGCATTATCAATGGCACTCAATCGGTGTATGACACTGGTGATTGATAACAGAGAGTGGGTACTGAATGATTTGATCAGGGACTACCAGTTGGGTAAAATATCTCACGAAGATTTCAATAAAAGAGCCGAAATGATAGCGACAGCACAAAGAGTTAAATAGAATGGATAAAGTATTTATTTACGGGCTAGTCGATCCTAGGACGAATCTGATCAGATATATTGGGTGGACGCCTAATGCTAAAATAAGATATGGAAAACACATAAATGAAAGCAAAAGAGAAACCAACCATAAGGCTAATTGGATCAAACAACTCTTATCTCTCAATCTAAAACCAGCTTTAATCATTCTTGATGAAGTATCTGTTGAAGATTGGTCATTAGCTGAATCTGCTTGGATACTCTATGGGCTGGAACAAGATTGGCCTTTGACTAATATGACACTGGGAGGGGAAGGAACACTAGGTTGTATTCCCTCTAGGGAAACTCGAAATAAGATGAGAGAATCTGGCAAAAAGAAGATATTTTCTGACGAACATAGGGAAAATATGAGAAGGGCAGGTTTGGGGAAAATACTTTCAAAAGAAGCCAGAAGAAAAGTTAGTGAAGCAATGAAGGGAGAAAATAATCATCAAGCCGCTCTTACTGAACAGTTAGTTATTGAAATAAGAGAACTTTATGACAGTGGCATGAAAGTGTGTGATATTGCCAAGAAATATGAGAAATCTTATTATACAATCTATAATGTGGTTACAAGGCGCAATTGGAATCATATTTCTTAGAGGACAGACATGGCAGATTTACAAAATAGTCTACAGATTGTGTCAGAAATAAAAGAAGTAAACCCAGCAACTATCAGTGATAGATCAGTTGTTGAGACTCCACGTGTTGATGAACGGATGAATCCGATCAGCCCTCTGGTAATGTTCATAGCCAACAATGCAGATGGTATGATTCCCTGGGGCAAGGCACTTAAGGCCAGAGATGCTCAGCTTCGATCATTCTGGTTGGAAGAGTCTTTGTTATCCTCTGCTGTGTTTAGTATGTCAGCGAGAATGGCAGTCTTAGGCTATGAAATAGTCAACTCCGATCCTGATAAGCCTCGCCAGAAGAATACTATCATGGCAGTTGAAAGAATGCTTCGCAACTCAGATCGTGGTAAGGGTTGGCAGGTGTTTCTAGTTAAACTTCTGGTTGATCTCTACACTCAGGATAATGGTGCATTTATTGAACTGATCCGTAAAGAGAATCGTCCTGATTCACCTGTGATTAATATTGCTCACCTTGACTCTTACTCTTGTTATCGCACAGGTGATCCTCTCATTCCAGTGATCTATCGAGATCGTTTTGGCAATGATCACAAGATGCCTTGGTGGTCTATTCAGACTGTCGAGGAAATGCCTTCTCCTGTAGAAACAATGTATGGTGCTCAGATGTGTGCAGTGACACGATGTCTGATGGCTGCCCAGATCATTCGTGATGTGGCAATTTATAAAAAGGAAAAAATTTCAGGACAGTTTGCCAAGGCCCTACACTTTATATCTGGTATTGCTAAAGGCAACGTTGAGGATGGGATTCAATTGGCAAATGAGAATGCCATGAACCAGAATCTTACCCACTATATTCAGCCTCCTATCATCTCAACAATTGATCCAGATGCCTCACTAACCCATGTGCAGATTGATCTTGCATCACTGCCTGATGGGTTTAATGAAGACCTGACTTTACAATGGTACGTCACACAACTGGCAGTAGCCTTTGGTGTTGACTACCAAGAGTTTGCCCCTCTAACAAGTGGAAGTATGGGATCAGGCCAGCAGTCTGAGACACTGCATTTGAAGTCTCGTGGTAAGGGGCCTGCTCTGCTGATCAGTATGCTGGAGCATATTCTAAATGATACAGGTGTTCTTCCTTCCAATATAAAGTTTCAATTCTTGGTTACAGATGCACAGGCTGATGAAGCTCGTGCTAATGCTAGATTCCTACGTGGTAAGGATCGTGCTTTGCGTGTGTCTTCTGGTGAATTGGATATTGAAGCTGCTCGTGAATTGGCAAAAGAAGACTCAGATATACCAGTATGGTTATTAGAGTCAATGAAGAATCGTCCTATTCCAACACCAGTGAATCAGCAGTTGAATGGTGGTGGAGGCTCTGCACCTGCTCCTAAGCAGAGAACTGCTATCGGGAATGAGAATGTGGAAGGTGGGTTGAACTCCAGGGCTACTAGAAAGTCCTATGAGAGTGATCTGGTTCGATCTGAGATAATAAAAAGGCTCCTTGAAAGAGGGGATATGAAGGAGATTGATCCTTCTGGATTTGTCTATCTTTGTTTAGAGAATGATCCACAAATTACCAGTATACTAAGAGATTATCAGCAACTTATGGATGATCCCAATATTGAATGGCAATCTGTTCCCACTTTTCATATTACACTTGCTTATGCTCCAGAAGTAACTTATGCACAACTTCTTGAAGTATCTCAGTCTATTCACATGCCTCAGCCTATACCAGTTGATCTTGATCATATTCATATGTTTGAAGCAGGGAATGATTCTTTTGCTCGTGCTCTAGTGATGCTAGTGAAGAAGAATGAATATCTAATTCAGTTGCAGAAACAAGTTGTAGACATTTTTAATGGAATGGGAATTTTACTATCTCCCTACAGTAATCCTGATGTGTGGACTCCTCATATCACTATTGGGTATATTCCAAGTAGTGCGGATGTTCCAGAAGTTTTACCACCTATGTATCATAGAATAATAGCAGATAAGACGGTAGTAGGTAAAGGCGACTATGAAAAATTTGCAACTATCCAAGCCCCTAAAATGGGTGGTGTATATTAATGCCCCAATATGGCCCTACTGACGAACAGAATCAAGAATACACCGATCTTCAAGAAGAGATAGAGAATAAGTTCAAGGATATAGGATCAGAATATAAAAATGGTAATCTCTCATCTGACGAGTTTGAGAAGAAGATGAGAGATGCCATTATTGACCATCTAACTGCTCTTGCCGTTTTAGGAAAGGGAGGAGAGTTAGATGAAGATGATATAGATGATCTTACTGATTTCACTGATGGAATTCTTGATCTCCTTGAAGAGTACGTCTTGTTTGTCAGGAACCCAGATGAGTTCTCAGAAGATTACCTGAGATGGCGCTCTGGTCTGTATAGTAATGCTAGACAGGTTTTCATGAGATTTACCATGCCTCGTGATATATGGATTATTCTTCCTGAGATGCCAGGAGATAATTGTCTGGGGGATGGAAAATGTGGTTGCAGTTGGGACATTTCAGTATATGAAGATGGAACAATCGAGGCAACGTGGGTATTGGGTGACACATTTCACTGCGAAATATGCATTTCAAATAGCATTGAGTATAGTCCGTATGTAATATCTGCTGGTGATCAGGAGTGATTTGTGGTATAGTATAAATATGGGATTTACAAAAGTTCTTGATTTAATTGGAAATAAATATGGGGATTTTGTAGTTACTAACAGGATCAAGGGAAGTAAAAACAAACCCGCAAAACAGGAACTTACTTGTTTGGTATGTGGAAATGTAAGAACACCTACTACTAACAATCTTAAAAGATATAAATGGAAGCATGAAGAGATTTGTAATAATTGGTATCTTGAAGACTATGACAGAAATCTTATTGGTAAATCTTTTGGATACTTAGATGTGATGTATCGAACAAGAATAACACCAACTGGCGTTCCTTATTATATGTGCAGGTGTAAATGTGGAAATACCAAAGAAGTTCGAGGAGTTCATATTAAAAGAGGAAAAACTTTAAGTTGTGGATGTTATAGAAAGAGTCTGTTAACAAAGCACGGACTTTATAAAACACCAGAATACAGAAGATGGTATGTAAACAAGAGGAGAGAAAGACACATCAAATATGATAGCTATTGGACTCCTCAAATGGCTATTATGTTAAAGGAATCTCAGTCTAGTTGTGTGGTCTGTAAATCCCAAGATAGGCTTGAAATTGATCATGTAAATCCTTTATCTGAAGGATATGGATTGTATCCCGGAAACGCTATTATTTTATGTCGCCTGTGTAATAGAACAAAGAAAGTTAGTAGGTTAGATGATCTTCCCCCAGACTGGTCTGATAAGATCATAGATGCTATGCTAGACTTCAAAATCCTCTGGCAAAGCAGACACAGTATTAAGCTAGAGACAGAGACTATATAGTCTCTGTCTTTATTTCCCCACAAAATTTTAACAATGATAACCATTCTCATATAATTTCAAATATGGCAGTCCAGATAAAATTCATTCCCATTTCACCGGGACCTGACTTTCTAGCTAAGAAAGGAACAGCTACAATCCAAGCATTGGAAAGGGGAATGCAGGGACCTATTGCTAATCAATTAAAAGATGCGATGGAAAAACGTGTCAGTAATTGGCAGCATAAACCAGGAATGGCAGTAGAATTTAGTTCCCTTGTTACTCGCCTTTCATTATTGGTGAAACCATCTGGTCCTGGACTGAAGCAGTGGAAGATAGTGTCTGGTGGTGCAAGATCACATACCATTACTCCTAAGAAAAAGAGTAGATTATTCATTCATGGTGGTATTGGTGGATACAAGTCCAAGACTGCACCGGGAAATGTATATGGAAGATCATCAAGTTACAGTGGCAACTCCTTTTGGGCAAGTAGTGTACAACATCCCGGAGTCCAGCCCCGCAAGTTTGAAGAGAATGTAGTCAATGATGAGAAGGCTAAGATTGAAGCCAGTCTACAGCGAATTGTAGATGGAGCAATAAAATGAGTGATGAGTTAGTTGATATGGTAGCAGAGAAGGCAGTGGAAGATCAAGGCTTTCTGGAGAAAGTTTCTGAGAAAATAACCTCTGTTATCTTGAAGGCAGTTTGGTCAACGGCTTTTGTAAATGATCTTCCTGACAGTTCGTTCCTTCACATTCTCCCTGGTGGAAAGAAAGACTCAGAAGGAAAAACTACTCCCCGCGACCTTCGTATGTTCCCTTATAAGAATGCCAGTGGAGAGGTTGACCTTCCCCATCTTCGTAACGCCATTGCTAGAATTCCACAGAGTAACAGAATTGATGATGCTACCAAGAGTAGACTTCAAGCCAGAGCACGTAAACTTCTAGGTGGTCAGAAAGACTCCAGTGTAGGATTCTTCAAGGACACTAAAGGTGATTGGTGGTTTCTTGGTATCTACAGCAACAAGTTTGAAGATCGTGACGAAGAAATCCTAAGTGAGAAGTCTCATCTTGAATATATTCAGTGGCTGAAGGATTCTGGATTCAAGCCAGTTATTACAGTTCTTCACCAGCCTAAGATGCCACAAGTTTTTTGGCCTGTGGTGTTTGATAAGTTTGAAGATAAACCAGACAAATTGAGTGCTATTGTAAAAGGAATTTATAAGGATTTTGGGTTTGCAGAAGCACAACGAGTGATGTATGTCAATGGGTTTACTGTTGTAGCAGCTAAGGTTTTTGAAGATAAGAAACATATTGCAGAAACACTTTCTAAGGAATCTGACTTAGGAATGTCTCACGGTTTTATCGTCAGAGATTTCTCTGATAATATTGTGAATAAATATCGTACCTTCGAAATGTCTGTATTAAAGAGGAAAAGAGCAGCGAATTTTATTACATTGTCGTTGTTCGCTGCAAAGGAAAAATTAGGTATGGCAGATTCTAAAGGATTCAGCGACGATGATCGTCAATTTCTAGCTGTTGCTTATGGAGAGGAAGTTGCAGATTCCATTGAGCAAGGAACTAAGAATATTGAAGAGATGCTTCGTGAGGCTGGTCTAAACTTCAAGGATTTTACAGAGGATGAACCAGTGAAGAGAGAAGAGAAGGAAATCGAGAAGGCTGTAAAGCCTGATATGATGGAAGAAGAGGATGAGGAAGACGAGGAAGATGCTTCCAAGAAGAAGGAAGTAGAAGAAGTAGCCGATGAGGTTACGGTTATCTCTCCTGAACTCGTTGCTGAAGTTGTCAAGGCTCTCAATCTCGAACAGCTTCAGGAAGTCCTTGGTGGATTTGCTCAGGCTGTTAAGTCTCTTCAAGAAACAATTGAAGGTCAGGCTAAGGAAATTGAAGCTCTGAAGTCTGTTACTAAAGATATTCCTGAGATGAAGAAGTCAGAAGACGAGCGTATTTCTGCGCAGCTTACACCTTCTATCAACTGGTCACTTCTTGGTCTGGGCGTGTCCAAGTCTAAGGAAAATATTCTAGGTGAGGAAGAGAAAGAAGAATTACAGAAGAATGCCCCAGTAGGTGAAGAAGATGGACGTAAGGGCGATGCTATGTATGAGTTCTTTCTCAAAACTGCCACAAATGGGAGTCAAGGAAAGTAAATGGGAATCCAAATTGATGTTAATGATTTAGTGCAAGCACTGAAGGTTGTGCAGTCACAGAAGGGAGGAACAGGTTACAAACACGACCTTCCGACTCCCATCTCACCTACTACCAATCTTCTGCATGGTCCTAATGGTTTGTTTGGACAGGCTGGGATTGATCGTCAGGTCTTTTCCACTCGTGTCCAGCCCACAGGACTTTCGGCTGTAATTCCTGCCAGAGCATCCAATGATACTAATCCTATTGTTGGGTATATCACAGGTTTTACGGATGATGAGGATGCTGCTGAGAAGTCTGCTGTCTGTGATGATCCCTTGCAGGCAGGTGTTTACAAGACATGCTTCCAAGGCAGTGCATTTGGACGTATTGAACGCAAGACTCAGACGCTTGAATTGAATGCTCTCGGAGCACGTACCAATCGTGGTGAATACAACGATCTCTTCCTAGTCAATGATCCATTTGGCGAGGGTGATTTTGGTACACCCACAGTTGCTCGTGACTTCCAGAGTGTTCTCCAGAGTGAAGTTAATGCTCGTCTGGCCCTGCTGGGTGTGGCCTTCCAGAACAAAATTGGCACAATGAACTGGACTGGCAACCCATCTAACAACACTTCTGGTGGTTATGCTGAATATCTTGGACTTGAGAGTTTGGTGACTGCTACTCATGTTGATGTCTTGAACAACAACGTTAGCTGCCCTTCACTCGCATCTGATGTCAAGAACTTCAACTATCACTCTGTTGAAGGCAACAGCGCCGAACTGTTTTCAGTTCTGACAATGCTCTATCGTTTTGTTCGTCACAATGCTCGTACAATGGGCTTTGAGCCTGTTACTTGGGCCTTTGTGATGCGATCAGATGCCTTTCAGCAGATTACTGATGTGTGGCCCTGCGTTTACGCAACATATCGTTGTGCTGGATCAGCAGGCACACCAAACAACACTGATGCTCTTGTCATGCGCCAGATGTCAATTGACATGCAGAATGGTCAGTATCTCATGATTGATAATGTCAGAATTCCTGTAATTCTGGATGACTATCTGACTGAGTATACTAATACTACAAATGCCAATGTTCCTTCTGGTTCATTTGCATCGGATATTTATCTCCTGCCACTGACAGTGAAGGGCAACCTTCAGGTTCTCTTCTACGAATACTTTAACTTTGATGGTCCGAATGGTGCTATGCAGGCTGTTCGTGATGGCAGATTGGGGAATGAAGTCTATTCGAGCGATGGTGGGAAGTTCCTGTGGACACATGAGCGTACACTTTGGTGTGTTGACTGGGCTGCAAAGATTGAGCCTCGCTTGAGACTGCTCACGCCTCATTTGGCTGGTCGTCTCCAGAACGTGATCTATGCTCCGTTGCAGCACGTCCGTGAGGCTGTTCCTGGTGCTCCATATTACGTCAACGGAGGCAACCAAACTGGATCATTCAGCCCATATGCTGTAGCTGATTTGACCTAATCCTCAGACTTAACTAGACAATAAGGACAGTGAGATTGACTTCACTGTCCTTTTGATTTATAATAAAGATAAGAAAGGAAGATTACATGACCCACTCTACTCTTACATGGTTCAGTGGTGTAATTAAGCCAAGCCAATCAGAAGATCAGATTCTAATTGCAATGCCAACTCTAAATGGTGACAAGATAGAAGTAATACCAGATTTATTTAGGTACAACAAGAAACAAGATGTATTTACTTCTCGCGCCATTCCAGGACATGTAGATAGGAAAGATGTTAGATATTGGGCCTATGTGCCACTCTATTTGGAAGATCACGAAGGAAAAGGTTGACAAGTGTTGAAAATTGTGCTATCATGAAATTAGATGTACCTCTATGTGTGTAGTGTGTTCGACTCCTTTTATTGTGTAAGTGTAGATGTGGTTCGGGGATAACCACATAAAACACCTCCGTTCTTTAACAATTTAATGCGTGTGTGGTGTTAATGGTAGCATCACACTCTTCCAAAGTGAAGGTTAGGGTTCGAGTCCCTACACACGCACAAGCTGGGGTGTTCCCAGCATAGCAAGGAGACACTTATGTACTTCGTGCCGCTTCTCTCGTCTACAGGTCAAATCCTCCCCGATTGGCTTAGGCAAAAGAAGCTATCGTCACCGTAGTAAAGTGTAACTTCCGGCTATAAGGGAGGGTGAAAGTCCCTCCCACCATACATCTGTGATCTAATGGTAAGAGCACAATCTCCAAAATTGTGAATCCTCGTCCGAATCGAGGCAGATGTGCTGACCAGTTATCATCATTCCAAAGGAGGAATAAATGTTCAACTGGGGCCGTATAAGAACGGTGCTATTGGGGTTGCTTCTTATTGCAGCAGGACTAATTCTGGCGTTCAATCTGAACTTCACCAACATGAATTATGTCCTTGCTGTACTGGCAATCTTCGATGGCGTTCTATGGATTATATTTCCATAGAAAAATGGAAGGTCTGATACTGGAGTAAGATGTTCGAACCATCAGCCTTCCAGTTGCCCATGAGGGCATTTTCCTGCGGATTGAGGGGAGTGAACTGAAGGCACTCCCCTCTTTATTGCCAACATAGCACAATGGTAGTGCAAATCTTTTGTAAAGATTAGGCTGAGAGTTCGAATCCCTCTGTTGGCTCTTAGGGCAGTAAGTGTGGGGCAAGGCTTAGGCATAACCTTGAATATCTGTACTGCCCTATATAAATTATGAGAGACATATTATTTATTGTTGTATATGTAGCTGGTGAGTTAGTTGCAGTCCTGACAGATTGTGTAATTCTTGTTGGTGCAGTTCTGTACGTCATATTGAAATGGTAATTATAGATGGGCCAATTATTCCGGTGAATGCTAGCTATGGCGGATTCGACTCCCGCTTGGTCCGCCGTAACCTGTACGGCGCAGAGGAGACGACACTCAATCAGTGCCAATGTTGAAGGTAAGATAGTTAAGCCCAGTAAATGTCTGGTATCCCAGAGGCCATGCTACTGAGAATATAACTGGCTGTGAAACTGATTAGCCGCCTTATTCAAGAGGAACACAAGAAATAGATCGACGTACTTTCCTTCACTATTTAATCTTAGGATCAATAGCTGCTATCATGCCAATTCATTTACAGACAGCACCTACCCCATCGTGGATAGTTGGCGTAGGCAATTCTATTACACGAGGATATAAAGCAACCAATTTGCGAGGATATGTGTATATGCTTGCAAAACGGCTAGAACTTCCCTCTGTTAACACCTCGAAAGGTGGAGCACTCAATCAGAATCTATATGGACAATCTGTACGAGCTAAATCAGTCTTAGACTCTAGTACATTAACTGGTGCAGGACTAGTTGTGTGTACTACTGGAATTAGAGAACTGCACTATACTATTCCTGATCAGATGGACACCACACTTGATTATATTCTTGCTAATACTCAGGCAATTGCAAATTGGTGGGCAGACATGCGACCAGGAACAGTGATGGTGGTGTTGCCTCCTGTTGAGAATGGATCGGGGCAGCAGGGAATGAGTCGTGTGGTTACAGAAGCATTTCTTAGTAAATTGATTTATCCTGCTGTAGCACTTGACTGGTATCAACAAGATAAGTTGCATGATATAGGAACTCCCAATTCTTGGTGGTACAACTGGGATCACCCTAACACGACAGGTCATGTAGGTATGGCAGATGCAGTGATAAGTTATTTACAGCAATAATAGTATTTTATATTCAGACCAAAATAATCTAGAATCATATTACACAGCCAGATTGGTGCTAATTTTCTCCCGGCACTGATCTGGTTGTTTATGTTTTAGGAACCTTCCTTATTAAACTATAATTGTCATAGTGGAAATAAGGAGATATTAAAATGACAGTTGGAGAAATGGCAATAAGTGGAGAGGTATCAGCACGGCTAATTAAAGGTCATGTGCAAGCCCCTCTATCGTGGAAAATTCGTAATTCGCTTCGTCCTTCATTTATTTCAGGTTTACTTGGTTATAAAGCAGCCCAGACACTCTCTAATCTGACAGGAATCCCTACTCTTGTAGCTGATCTCAGAGCAGTCAAGATTGATGGTAGGACTGGTCAGAGAATTGATTATGGCGTAGTTAGTAGAAAACTAGTAACTACAGCTTTTGTCAACTTCCTGGTGGATATGCTTCAGGTAGACACTACTGAGATTGGAGACTTCAAGTTTCATGACAGTGGTGTAGGAACAACTGCTGAGAATGCTGGTGATACAGGAATTGAGACAACTGATGGTGAGTCTCGTGCTACTGGTTCCCAGACAGAGGGTGCATCAGCTAATATTTACAAGTCAGTTGGAACGATTGCTTATACGACTACTAAAGCAATCACTGAGCATGGTGTGTTTAGTCAATCCACTGGTGGAACGTTGATGGATCGTTCTGTGTTTACTGCTATCAATGTGGTCAACGGCGATCAAATTGAATTCACATATTCGCTGACTGCAAGTAGCGGTGGCTAAGAGCCTCTCTTATTAAGTTGTTGCATTAAATCATAAGATGCTCTTTGTTTTTCAATATCTAAATTATATTCAGGAATAGGTAATAGTTCTTGATGTGTAATGGCAATTAGAGCCTGCCTCTTCTTTCGTATGAGATAAGGCTCTATTTGTTTTAACAGTGTAAGGGCAGCATCAGAGTTTATTTGTATTTGGTATCTGGTTGTGTGTTTTCTATTTGATGGCTCCCACACAACTATAGAACCAACACCAATTTGATCAAGAATCCATTGCATTACAAAAATATTATTATTTGTAAATGCAACACGAATAGATATTTTGTTTCTGCTTTTATACATAAATATTGATCCATCAGCATCAATAAAGCCCGCAATGTAGGCCGATATAGTTGGAACTAATACGTTGCACTGTGATCCAGATCGGTATCGGGCTTCTCCAGAACATTTCCTTGAGCAAAACACTTGCTCATAGTCTGGATAGAATCTACTTGTTTGTCCAGGAGGACATACATCAAACTCTTCTTTACAAGAAGGGCAGATTTTCTTAATTGGAATTGTCTTTGCCATGATTAATCTCCTTAATTATATTAATATTGTATTTACTTACAATACAACATTTGGAGAATATCTGTGGCAATAACCTTCGTTAATGCTGGTGCTGAGGCTGCTGCTGGAAGTGGCAACATCACACTCAATGCGCCCGCCAGTCCTCAAACTAATGACATCTGGATAGCTGTGATTCACACGTCTGATCAGAATGCTATGACGATGGATGCTGCTTGGACACAGATATATCAAGGCAATGGTGGAAGCACTACTAGTAGATTAGCTGTATTTTGGTTCAGATATGCAGGAAGTAACCCAACACTTACTGTCACACACACAAGTGGACAAACTATTATTGGTGGAATAGCCTCCTTCAGAGGATGTGTGACATCAGGAAGCCCGGTGGACACAACTGGTGCTGGTGGTTCTGGCACTGATGCTTCTATTGAACACACTACCATTACTCCTACTCATGATAACTGTATGCTGGTTGCCTGTAATGGTGCGGCTGATGATAATAATCGTTCTACTCTTCCTACTGGTTTTACAGCAGGGTTTGAAGATTCTTCTGGTGGTACACAAAATTGCTATCAAGATGCCACTGGTAATCCTGATGGAAGTGTAGCATGTCACTGGAAAGTTCACACTACAGGATCAGCAGGAACAGTTACAGATACAATGGCTGCTTCTGATCCTTGGGCCAGTGTTCTGACATCATTAAAGCCGTTTCTTGCTCAGTCAGTAGCAGGAACTCTTACTTCTTCTGGAGCAATAGCCAAGAAAGATAAGAAGACACTATCAGGAACACTAACATCTGCTGGTGCTATAGCTAAAAAAACACTCAATAATATACTTGCTGGAACACTTACCAGTTCAGGGATTATAACTAAGAAGGACAAGAAGGTATTGGCTGGAACTCTTACCTCTTCTGGAACAGCCTTTGAGAAAATAAAGAAGGTATTGGCTGGAACTTTAACTAGCTCAGGTTCTTTAGTAAGAAAGACTAAGAAGGTTCTTAGTGGTGTATTGTCTTCTGCTGGATCACTTGCTACTCAATTTATTCCTGGTGGTAATTTATATACAAAATCTATAGAGGGAACTCTAACCTCTGCTGGAACACTTGTCAAGAAAACCAGCAAGCAATTGTCAGGCACTTTAACATCTGCTGGAACCTTATCTAAGAAGGCTCTTAAGTCATTAGCTGGTACATTATCTTCTTCTGGAACTTTGTTTGAGAAGATCAAGAAAACTCTTGCAGGCACTCTAACTTCATCTGGTTCAGTGTCAAAGAAAACACTCAAGTCATTTAGTGGCACACTTAATGAGTCAGGTGTTGTGTTTAAGAAATCTATCAAGTTCTTTGCAGGCACTCTAACCAGTTCTGGAACAGTATTTGAGAAGATCAAGAAGTCTTTGGGTGGAACCCTAACATCAACAGGTACTCTATCACGCAAGACTCTCAAAGTTTTAAGCGGTATCTTAGCTACTGCTGGCGATCTCTCTACTCAGTTTATCTCTGGTTCTGGTGGATTCTTTACCAAATCAGTGAGTGGTGTCCTTACTACTTCTGGGACAATTTCTAAGAAGACATCTCACAAGTTATCTGGAACATTCACATCTTCTGGTGTTGTAATAAAGAAGAGCTATAAATCATTCTCTGGAGTGCTGACATCTTCTGGAAGTTTAATTCGTAAGACTAAGAAATCTCTGTCAGGAGTTATAACTAGCTCTGGTGCTCTGACTGTTAGAAGAATATTTTCTAAGACACTATCTGGTACATTATCCTTTACTGGTAGTATTTCAAAGATTACTCATAAAAGATTATCTGGTGTATTATCTAGTACAGGAAATGTAACAAAACTTACTCGATACTTCCTGTCAAGGGCCATTAGTTTTTCTGGGTCATTAATAGGATTTATTCCACCGGATATAGGGTTTGGTGTAGTAACTGTCCTTCAAAAGAGGACAACGAGCGTATCTGTATCACTGGATGAGTTCTATGAGATAGATGTGGAAGAAATCAGTGATCAGGTAGTGGCGGAAGATAATGAAATCTATGGAATATCTGTAGAACTGATTAATGTCTTTGAAGTTGAAATTGAAGAATACTCTATATAGGAAATAGAATGGCTGCTAATACATATGTTATTGATAGTTCGTTTAAGTTGGAGGCTGAGTTTACTAATGAGAGTGGAGTAGCTGATCCAACTACAGTGATATTCAAGATCAAGAAACCAGATGGAACAATCACTACTTATACTTATGGAGTAGATGCTGAAGTGATTCGAGAAAGTCTGGGGGTGTATTATATGATCGTAACAGTAGATACCCCTGGCAACTGGTGGTATAAAATAATGGGAACAGAAGCATTGATAGCTGCCACAGAAGGATCATTTGTAGGATTACAATCCAAATTCGATTAAACAACAAGGCTCTGAAAAGAGCCTCTTGCTTTTATAGAAGAGAAGGTGTAAAATATTGTTAAAAGATTGAGAGAGTTATATGCAGTTAAAAGGCAGAATTTTTATTACAGGTGGTTCTGGATCACTTGGAACCGCCATTCTGGAACGTGCTGAAAGAGAAAAGTGGGATGCAGAGTTTACCATCTTAGCTCGTAATGAGACTAAGATGTCACAAACATTAAAGAGATTTCCTGGTGTAAGGGGTGAGATTGGTGACATTAGGGATTTGGCATGGTTGGGTACAATTTTCCCAGGACACGATCTAGTTATACACACTGCTGCTATTAAACAAGTACCTACAGCAGAGGTAAATGTCAGAGAAGCATTTCTGACAAATGTACAAGGGTCACAAAATGTGGCAATGGCGGCAGTAGAGTCTGGTGTTGGAAAAGTTATAGGAATTTCAACAGACAAAGCCTGCCAGCCCACAACCATTTATGGCTGTACAAAATATTTAATGGAAGGACTATTTAGAGAAGCCAATAAATGGGCTGACAATACTAGATTTAATTTGGTGCGATATGGAAATGTACTAAGATCAAACGCCAGTGTAGTCCCCCTGTTTGAAAGACTCATCTCTGAAGACAAGCCATTTACTATAACTGATCTAAGGATGACACGTTTCTGGCTTAGTATGAACGAAGCTATTGATTTGATTATTACGTCTGTATTGTGGCCTGATTGGGGAATTACTTTAGTTCCTAAGCCCCCAGCACTATCAATGATAGACTTAGCTCGCTATATGGATGGAAGTAGAAAAATTATTGAGGTTGGTATAAGACCAGGAGAAAAGGTACACGAACAACTGATAAATTCGAGTGAGTCATTACATACTATTGATACAGGAGATTTATTTGTGGTATTCCCTCCTACTGTAGAAGTTAATAGCAATCTTCCTCTTGGTTATGAATATGTGAGTAATGATCCATCTTATTATTTAAGTAAAGAGAAATTATATAAAATGCTTGATGAATATAATCCATATGGTGGAAAACAATGGTTGCTGTCAGAAATTTAATTGGGAAGAGAGGGAATCAAGTGTACTTCTCAGAAATCCTCAACTCAAGTAATCAGTATGCCTACACAGAAGAACTGGACTGGATTCGTGATTTTGCATCAGAAGTTGATATGAGTCCATCTGCACCAATCTACAATTATGTAATGTTAGGTGCTGGGCCTGGAGTGTTTGCTGTAGCACTTGCAGAAGGGAATAAACTTATTCCAATTGAGATTGTTGATAACAATACAACTCACTGGGTTCAGCAACATCTAATGGCATTAAATTCATTCAATGAGATTCTTTATGTTATTAGTGATAGTGCTGTAAGGGGAAAGTCTTATCGTGGAAGACCTATAGACCTTCTAATTGTGGACGCCGCTCATGATGAAGTAAGTGTTACTAAGGATATTCAGGCATGGACTCCTCACGTAAGAATAGGCGGTCATATATTTTTCCATGATTACCTAGAAAGAGAAGGTGGATTTAATGGACTAGGAAAATGGGAGCCTTATGGTGTTGCTCGTGCAGTATGGAAAAATCTAAATTTAGATTATTGGAAGTGGGTAGACGATGTAGGAATTAGTAGAATTTATAGAAAGGTCAAGTAGTGGAAGGATTTCCTCCTGTTTATATTTTATTAACTACCTATAAGCGTACTGACACAGCACTCAGAACTATTCGTAACATTAAAGAGAAACTAGTCTATCCTAACTACGGATGGTATATCTCAGATGATGGAAGTAGTGATGAGCATGTTGGTTCTGTGATGGAAGAGATAGGAACAGACTACCATCGCTATTTCTATAATTCTAACCGAAAAGGTGTTGGACACGGAATGAACTACTGCCTTCAACACTTGTGGAGCATGGGGATAGAACTGGTAGTTTCAATGGAAGATGACTGGGAACTCAACAACCCACTTGATCTTGTTCCTTATGTAAAGACATTAATAGATCATCCTGAGAATGGTCTTATTCGTTTTGGATATTTGGCTGAAGGATTACTCGCTGAAAATGTGTTCCAAGAAGGACTGATGTATTGGAATCTAAAGAATAATGGATTTACCTATCGCTATGCTGGACATCCTCATTTGAAGCACAAGCGTTTTCATGACATATATGGATACTATGATGAGGGTTGGCCTGCTGGGGTTACAGAGCTTTCTATGTGTGGGAAAACCAACTTGAAGCAAGAGGGACCAAATCTCCTTTATCCTGCTGACTGCAAAGCCAATGGACTTTTCTCACATATTGGCACAGTGAGTCTAAAAGATATTAAACCGGGAGAATACGAATGATTCTTGTCCTAGGCCAAGGACTCTTAGGTTCGTGGATATGTGCTCGTTATCCTAAAGATACAATAGGATTATCTCACAGAGAGCTAGATGTAACAGACGAATTTTCTATTGAAAATGTTTTATATTATCACCATCCAGACGCGGTGATTAATGCTACGGGGATTGTGAAGAGTCGTACATCTGATGAAAAATTGATGAACTCAATTAATGGAGTAGCACCTAATCATATTGCATCTGTGTGTGATGTTCTAGGAATTAGAATGATCCAAGCTTCCACTGATTGTGTATTTAGTGGAAACAGAGGAAACTATACTGAAGTAGATGCTCCTGATTGTACAGATATTTATGGACAATCTAAGTTAAAAGGTGAAGTAACTAACTCACCACACCTTACTGTGAGAACATCTTTCATAGGCTGGCCTGATACAAGTGGCAGAGGATTGTTAGCGAATTTTATACTAAGTCCAAAAACTAATTATCCAGGCTACAGGAACTCCTATTGGAATGGGTTTACTGTGCCTGTGCTGGCGGATTATTTGATTGAACTAGCATATGGTAGACAAACGGGATTGATGCACTTGTATGGACAGAAAGTATCTAAATATGAGGTACTGAATGCGTTCTACAGAGAATTTGAACTTTATAAACTAGGTTACAGAATTATTCCCACAAATTTAGAGAAAGGCTATGATCGATCACTGTCATCTGTTCGACACGATCATCCTATTATTGTAGGTGGAACTAATCTTGAAGAAGGGATGGGGTTAATGAAATCATGGGAGAAGAAATACCAGGAGTATCTGTCGTTGTTCCTGTAGGACCACAGAAAGAATATCTTAATTATCTAAAAGAATGTGTTTATAGTATATCTGACCAAATGTTTCCACAAGATGAAATTGTTCTTGTTGATGATATGGCTAACCTTAATGAACATGTAGATATGTGGAGTGCTAGGTCAAAAGGGACAATTAGATATACTAGGAACGACTGGCTCCTAGGATGCGCGGATAGTTGGAATCGTGGTGTGGCACTTGCTAAGAATGATTTAGTATTGTTGATGGGAAGTGATGATGTTCTGCTCCCCGACGCTTTAGATGCACTGAGAGAAGCATATGTAGAGAATAATGGCAACGCAGCATGGTATAATCTGACTATCCAAATAGATGAAGGACCAGATACAGGCACTCATACTGTGTTCAATAATGCAGCAGCAGTGACCAAAGAACTATGGAAACTAACAGGTGGGTTTCCTCCCAGTGCTTTTGCTGCTCCAGATGCACTATTGATTTCTATTATGATGGTGCATATGTCTGATAGACTAATTCAAGTGAAGGAAGGAGCACCTCTGTATTGGTGTAGAGTGCATGATGCACAGGACACACAGAGAATGGCAGGCCCTTTCAATTGGGAAGTTATTCAAATTAGAAATGTAGAAACTGCCAGATGGAAGGAACCAACATGGACTGGCCTAACGTAGTGGTGATCATGACAACCTATTTTCCAGATGGAGAAGAGGGCAAACAGCGTTTACTTCATGCAACAATTCCCACATTTAACTCTTGGGAAGCGCACTTAAAATATTCAGCATATCCCGGAGGTGAAGGGATTCACGTGGTACAGGCTGATGATGGCACTAGTAAAGAAAACTATGTGACCTTTGGGTGGTTTAGAGGATATTTATGTACAAGCACTCTTCAAAAAAGAAAAGGTGTGGGCGCATCATTAAATTCTGGATTTAGGCGTGCTTATGAAGTATTTGGTCCAGATACAATCGTCCTTTATGCAGTCGATGACTGGGCACTAACACAAGATTTTGACATCTCTCCTTGGGTGCAGTTATTACTTGAGCGAGAAGAAGTAGGAATGGTACGTCTAGGGCCTCCCCATCCCAATACATCTGGTGTTGTACAAGCATATACTGAGAATTGGCAAGGATGGGGGCTACATTTATATAGAACAGATTATGCTTTTGGACATCGACCAGCACTTTACCATAAACGTATGATTGACTACTATGGATGGTTTAAGGAAGATTGCAGTGCTTTGGAGTGTGAGAAAGATTATTCTGACAGATTTGTTGAGAAGGCTTTAGGACCAAATATTGTTCTGGCACTTCCTCATCCTTGGCAACATCTCGAAAGCATTGAGCTAGCATACATTGATCCCAAAGATGAAAACTAAAATTACTTTATTATGTGTTCTATTGACAGTTGCAGCATTGTTTGTTAAGATATATAGACCTCGTGTATATTTGGAGTTGGGATAGTGACACTTAGATTAAAATGGCCTGTAGACAGCAGCATCATCACACAACCTTTTGGAGCCAACCCACAGTATTATGGCCCACTACTAGGGAAGCTGGGCTGTGGGCATGAAGGAATTGATTTTCGTGCTGGACTTGGTGCGAATGTGTATGCTTGCGCTGATGGAGAGGTGTATGCAGTTTATTATGGTGGGGCATATGGCAACCAAGTCAGACTGTTACACACAGATGGCTATAGAACTATTTATGCACATCTTCAACAGTCTAAGGTTAGAATTGGGGATAGGGTTTTAGCAGGGCAACTGATTGGCTTAGCTGATTCTACAGGCAACTCTACTGGAAGTCATTTGCACGTAACATTGAAGAAAGATGGAGCTACTCTCAGAGGAGAGACTAAATATCCTAATGATATTATTGATATTACTCCATTCCTAACATTTCCTTTAGCAAATCTGCCTGCTATTATTCCTCCTGCTACAATGAGGTTGAGAACTAAAGCTAATTTGAATCTTCGAGCAGGCCCAGGGCTAAGCTATCAGATTCTAGCACTATTGAAGTTCACTGCTGTTATAGAGTGCCTCGATCCTGTAGAGACAACTAGAGAGAAAATTGGCAGAGCTACTCAATGGATACATGTAAGACTTGGGATGTTGTCTGGATGGGTGAATGCGTTATATGTTGAAGAAATCTAGTTTAGGCAGCCCACGCACATATATTATATTTTCTCATAGTGAGACTCCAGGGACTTATTATGAAGAGATAAGCGGTTTAGAATCTAAATTTAAGTTCTTCTGCCCAGTATGTGGATTATATTGGTACACTGATTCTTATCTCCCTATGATGGGAGATGAAATACCTCATGAAATTCCATTTATCTGTCACTATGGAAGAAATGGCTGTGGGTTTAGAAACTTGATTGTGTTCGTAAGACCAGAAAGGATATAAAATGGAGTTTGAAATTTACTTGCCTCCTGCCTGTGCCTGTTGTGATGACAGAGGGGAAGAATATCTCTATGATAAACAACGAGGAATGGATGAAGTAATAGTCTGTCACATATGTAAAGGAAAGATTCTAGAAGTACAAAGACAAACAAATCAAAGTTGGATGCGTTGTATAGAAGCACTGAGAAATGGTGAATTAAGTGTAGCACAGGCTGTTAAATGGTTAGATAATCAATATTCAAAAAGGAGAAAATAAAATGTCAGTAGTAGCGAAGTTCAAGTTGAATAGTTATGAGACTTTTGTTCAAATTAAATATCCTAATGGAAATCCAGAAGAAGTTCGTAATATGAAGCTTTCAGTTGTTACATCTGGGAGTGAAGAAAATAAGAAGTTCTTTGCTTCAACTCCTTCAGGAAATATTCAGCTATCCACTGTTAGTCCTGAAGTCTGGGAAGAGTTCGAGTTGAATGAAGAATACTATGTCACATTTACTAAGGTTGATAAAGAGTAAATTCTTACTTATGGTAATCCCGGTAGTAGAAAGTAAAGAGAGATGAGCAGAGTGTATATTCCATGTCAACATAGCGAATATAGAGTTCTAAGAGATAAGAATAGATTCGATCCTGATGATGCTTTTATCATACTTGATCCAGAAGAAAAAGAAGAGACAAGAATAGTTGTGTTATGTAGAGCATGTTATGACTCTTTATCTTATAGTGTGCTAACTAGATTTAATAGAGATAGTCAGAAAACACAGCCCTATACAACAGTAAATAAAGTTGGAAAGTAAATATAAATGAAACTTGTTAAGAACCCAGAAAAGACTCAGCGCTGTTTCTTTACAGTAAAAGAGAGTGATACAGGAACAGGTCATTATTGGGAAGGCTGGTGTGAGGGAGATAAAGATTCAGATCGATTTGAGGATAATAAGCCTTTAGAACTTCTTCCAGAAAATTTTATTGGATCATCCATCATAGAAGTAGTACCAACTTGTCCTGATTGTGGACTTGGTGTGATTTACAGAGATGGTGGGTGGTACTGTGAAGACTGCCTAGTTGTTGATCTTCACACATGGGAAGATGAAGGAGGAAGTAGTGGACTATAAATTATATCCTAAAGACGACGCATTACATAATGGGACATGGAATCTATATGAGCACGATGGACTATTTAGTGTTATGTTCAAGGACACATTCGGTCATATCGGATCACTAACAGATCATCAGATTTCAGAGGATGGTATTGTGAGTCCTTCAGTAGTATGTCCTAAAGATGGGTGCTCTTATCACGAGCACATACGCCTTGAGGGGTGGGTCCCTGTAAATAGGGGTTGATATGATTAGTGAAATTGAATTTGATAAGACATGGAGTGATTACGATCCTTTCTCCGATCATGATCATGGAAATGACATGTGTGCTGGTTGCTTTACGTATACTGTAACTTGTCATCACTGTCATATGGGACTAATGCACAGTAATTTCATAAGTGTTGATGATGAACAGATGATTGAGTTTTTGTGTGATCAGTGTGGAAAATATTTTGTAGATAACTACCAGCAGAAAAGGTATGTTGCTTGAGAATCAAGATTTGGCCCGAAATAAATCCTGTAGATCATGGTGAAGGGGGAATACGTCGAGTCATTGAGGCTCAGTATAAATATCTTCCAGAACTTGGTATAGAAATTGTAGAGGACATTCACAAGGCTGATCTGGTGAATGTCCATGCTGATTCACTTAAGACTGATCTTCCCATTGCAGCATCCTCACATGGATTATATTGGGCTGGATATGACTGGGATAACTGGTGTTACGAAGCCAATGCTAAACTCATCAATGTAATGAAGAGGGCTGCTGCTACATCTGCCCCTTCCAAGTGGGTAGCACATTCATTTCAACGAGGGATGTTACTTGATCCGTTCGTTCTTTATCATGGTGTAGACATAGATGAGTGGCAACCTAAAAAGAATCTAGGCTATGTGTTATGGGCTAAGAACAGAACAGACGCTATCTGTACACCAGAGCCATTGAATACACTGGCGATGCTTGCTCCAAGTGTTCCATTCCTAACTACCTTTGGTGTGCCAAGTGATAATGTAAAAGTATTAGGAGCAGTAAATCATGAACAATCTAAGACTCTTATTCAGAACGCTGGAATCTATCTGGCAACCGTTTTGGAAACGGGTGGGATTACTTGCTTGGAAGCTATGGCTTCTGGTGTGCCATGTTTGGGATTTAATTGGGGAGCTAATTCGGAAATTATTGTCCACCAAGAAACAGGCTATTTGGTGGAGCCGGGTGACTACAACGGATTACTTGAAGGACTCCAATACTGTCTCGATCACAGAGATAGACTGGGCAGCGCAGCAAGAGAGCACATCATGGGAAATTATACTTGGGAAAGACGGATCAGAGATTATATACCTTTCTATGAACGGTCTTTACGAGTTGGGCAATCTGGAAAAACTGGGAAAGTAAGCGTCATCATCACAGCTTACAACTTGGAAGAATATCTTGCCAGTTCCATTGAGTCTGTGCTGAATCAGTCCTATAAAGACTTCGAATTAATCATTGTAGATGACAACTCACCAGATAATTGTGGGAGAATAGCAGACGAGTATGCCACAAAAGATTCCCGAATTAAAGTTATCCATAATCCCTATAATGCCTATCTTGCAGAAGCTAGGAATATCGGTATATCACATTCAAATGGAGAGTATATTCTTCCGCTTGATGCTGATGATCGTCTTGCACCAGACAGCTTACTTAATATGGTTGGAGCACTGGAGAAAAACAAGAACATTGACACTTCGACTGGAAGCATGGAACTAGTTGAGCCAGATGGCAGAAGATGGACTTCTGGTTGGCCTACTGAGACTCCTTCCTATGATGGTCAGATCAAAAGTATGAACCAAGTTCCCTATGCCTCGATGTATCGCAGATGGGTATGGGAACGTACTGGTGGTTATCGTAGGAGAATGAAATCTGCTGAAGATGCAGAGTTTTGGACTAGGGCTTATTCCTATGGCGCTGTACCAGCTAAAGTAACTGATAAGCCTACATTAATATATAGTAGTCGTCCTGAGTCCATGTCACATAAAATTCCTACACCTGATTACAATAGGTGGTACACCTGGAGGAAATATCCTGAGTTCACTCCATTTGGCTGCTCAGGTACTCCTCCTTTCAATCGTCCTGCATGGCCCGTACAGATGTATGGTCCACCTAAGATTTCTGTGGTAATTCCTGTAGGGCCTGGACATGCAGATAAACTGCAAAATGCATTAGATAGTTTAGTTGCCCAAACTTACCAAGATTGGCGCTGTGTGATTGTGAATGATACGGGACAGAAGTGGATTGAAGGAGGGAAGTTAATTAACAGGCATTTGAAAGGCTGCCCCTTTGCAGAGATTGTAGATAGTGATGGAAGTAAACCAAGAGGCCCAGCTTGGTCAAGAAATAGAGGTATTGAAAAAGTTACTACCAAGTACATTTCATTTTTGGATGCTGATGATTGGTTTCAGCCATTAGCATTAGATGTTCTTTACAAGACTGTTAAAGAATTTGGAGGATATGCTTACGGAGATTTCTTTGATCACGAAGGAAACTATAAAGAGTCATCAGACTGGGATTGTGACTCCCTCAAAGAAAAAATGCTAGGACCAGTTGTGTCTGGACTTTTTCTTACTTCTGATGTAAAATTAGTTAAAGGATTTGATGAGAATCTTCCGGGATTTGAGGATTGGTCGATGCAACTTTCACTCTTGGAAAAGGGGATATGTGGCACAAGAATCCGTTATCCTGTTTTCACCTATGATTATCTATCTGGCAGTAGAAGAGAAAATGACGTAAAAGAGGCAGATAGATTGGTTAAAGAAATAAGAAAGAAACATAGAGGGCTGTATGGGTAAGATTAAAGATTTAACAGGACAAAAGTTTGGAAAGCTTGTTGTTTTGTATAAAGATGAAGACAGACAAGGGCGTGTCTGTTGGGTATGCAAATGTGATTGTGGAAATCTAAAATCAATTGAAAGCAGACATCTTAAAAATGGTAATACTAAAAGTTGTGGGTGTCTTCAAAAAGAGAGGGCATCTGAAATACATAGGAAAGATTTAGTTGGCAGTAAGTTTGGAAGATGGTCTGTTTTGGAACATAAGGGAGTAAATCAGAATCAAAATTCCCTTTATCTTTGTCAGTGTGTATGTGGAAATGAAAAGATAATTAGGTCAGATATATTGGTATCGGGGAGTACTAAAAGTTGTGGTTGTTATCACAAAGAATCTGCAAGAAATAGAATGACAACACACGGACTTTCAAAAACAACAGAGTATATTAGGCACAATAAACTAAAGAGAAGGGAAAGAGAGAAACTATTAGATTCTTACTGGACTCTTGAGATGGAGATAGTATTACAGAAGTTTCAGCCAGTGTGTATAGTCTGTGGTGGTACTGATCGTCTGGCAACAGATCATGTGCTACCATTATCTAAGTCAAATGGACTTAAGCCAGGGAATGCTGTTCGTCTTTGTATTCACTGTAACTCAAGTAAGTTGAACAAGAAGCCTCACGATCTCCCTCCAGATATGAGGGGGAAGATTCTCAAATCAGCACTAGAATTTAAGAGACACTGGGAAAGATCAGTGTCTCTTTTTATTTATAGTACATAAGACTACTAATTTTTTAACAGACTAAACCTCAGATATACTAACTACAGGAGTTGAACCGCTCCACTATATTGAAAGGTAGAAACACATGTGTGGCTGTAAAAATGGCGGAGGAAAAAAATCAGTAAGTGTTAAGGACTCATCTTCTAACAATCCCTCAAACATGACAGAAGATCAGAGTGACCTTGTATTTATACAATACACTGGTACTGATTCGAATAAGGTAACACTTAGAAGTAAGTATAAGAGAAGTGAACGCTATGGATATTCAGTAGACGAGCCTAATTTTTGGGCTTATAGAGCCGATGTCCCTTGGCTATCAGCCCTGAGTATCTTCAAAGTAGTGGATGATCCAACCAGAAGTTCAGTAGTAAATGACCTTCCACCTCTTGAGAGTAACACAGTGGCTCCAGACTTCTCTGAGATTCCAGTAGATGTGCTTCCGGTTGATCCTATTATCCTAGCTAACTTGAAGAAGAACGGCTATGATAAGTTACAATCGGTAAAACTAGCCTCAGATGGAGAACTCCTGTCTCTAAAGGGAATGGGAGATAAGAGGCTGAAAGACCTGAGATTGGCGTTGAATGGTATATAAATTTATAGATGCGCCTGTACTGTGGTTCATTGTAGCACTTTTAGCAACTTGGAGAATTTCCTCTATTGTACATCATGAGAAAATCTTTTCTCCCTTCAGGAGACTTATTGGTGTCAAGGAAATTACAGAAGAAGATTGGTCTTATCCTGATACATTTATAGGCAGCTTAATCGAATGTTTCTGGTGTACATCGGTTTGGATCGGGATAGCTACCGCTATAGCTATGTTCTTAGCACCTTTTCTTCTTATTCCATTCGCTCTGAGCGCTTTTGCAATCATCATCAATAAATATGTGAGCGATTAATAGGGAGAAATTAAATGGTAACCCCCATGCCTGACGAAAGAATCTGGGAATTGAAGTTACAGCACGTCTCTGAACAGATAGGAAGTCTCAGCAAACAAGTTGATGACAAGCTGAGTGGTCTGGCAGAGGTATTGAAATCTGTAAACGAGAATTTCGTGAAGATATTGGATGATCACGAAGGAAGGCTCCGCAAGCAAGCTGAAGTAGACAGTAACCAAGCCAGTGAAATATCACAACTTAGAGAAAAGATGGCTTGGTTTGGTGGTGAGCTAACTGCTGTAAAAGTCATCATGGAGAAAATTGATAAGAAACAAGAGGAACGCCTTGCTTCCGAGAATGATAACCTGAAGAAGATTTCTTGGGAACTCTTTAAGATAGTCATGGCTGCTGGTACTGGTGGTGGTGCTGTTTATGCTGCTAAATCAATGGGATTGTTTTAATGGCTCGTTCCGATATAGTGACTCAAGTTCCTCTTGATCGTGCAGCTAAGATCATGGGAATTGATCCCTATCATTTCAACCAGATTACTACTGTTCGCAGGCCAGAAACTAATGCCTGTGCAGATATTTGGTTTCAATACACAGAACAGCGTGTAGGACAGCTTTCTCGTGATGACTTCGCTGTTGCACTAAAGCAGGCAGAAGATACTATTACTCACTATCTTGGTTACACATTAATTCCTCAATGGGTTGTAGATGAAGAACAGCCTATTACTAAGCCAGCTTCTCCAGAGATGGTCAATATTTCAGGCAGGAATTCTCGTGGTCAAGCTAAATCTGTTGTTACTAACAGAGGATTTGTGATTGCTGGTGGTATCAGAACCAAAACTCTGATAGAGGCTAATACTCCTATTATCTATTCTGATAATAATGGAGATGGTTATGTTGAATTCTGCACAGTAACAGTCAATACTACTGTAACTGATCCAGAAGAGATTCACGTTTATTTTCCTGGATTAGATGGCTCAGATAAATGGGAGATTAGACCAATCTCAGTTTCCATTTCTGGTGGTATTGCCACTATTACTTTCTATCGTTATCTTGTTCCTTTACCTGATCAGTGGACAGTTGATCCAGATGCAGGAGATATTTTACGAAACATAAACGGAGACGACATAAATGCCTTTCTTCCCGATGTGGATGTCTATCGTGTGTATAATGATGTTTCTTCACAAGCAACTCTCTATGCGGAAGGAACCTGTCTTAATTGTAGTGGAACAGGATGTGAAGCCTGTGGATGGACAACCAATACGGCATGTCTAAGAGTCAGAGACAGCCGAAGAGGAATAGTTACTTATAGTTCTGCTACTTGGAATGAAGATACTGAGCAGTTTGACTTCAATCTAAACTGTTTCACACGAGATGCTGATAAGATTATTCTCAACTATTATGCTGGTCTGGTGAATAATGATATGGATCAGCCTCACTTATGGATGAGTCATATGTGGGAGAGAATGGTTGTTTACTATTCACTGACCTTGATAGATCGTGAGATGAATGGCTGTGAGAATAGCAGGAACATCTGGCTCCGTCAGAACGAAGATTTAGGTGAGGCTGTGTCTTCTGGAAATTCGTCTAAAACTCACACACTAACAGGCAGGCAGGCAGGAAATCCTCTTGGTACAACCCGCGCAGGAATCAATCTTTGGAGAGCAATAGAGTCAAACAGACTCTTGCAAGGCCATTAGTCATTTTAATTTGACTTATTTTATCCATAGAATATAAGTATGAATTATGAAATAGTTGTCTATGACAATCAAGGATGGAGAGAGTTTAGAAAAGTGCCCTTTGGAACTCAGCCCACCAAGTACAGCGAGGGCATCCTTATAGGCCCGCCTTCTATAGAGAGCTTGAATATCCCAAAATCAAAGAAAAAGGAACTTAATAATTTTCTTGTTGATTCTGGAATTGTGTCATACGAAAATCTTTTAGGAAACAAGAGACATCTGTTAAACTTTATCTATGATCTAGGATTAAAAGATCAGAAAGAAATCGAACTTAGAAATTCTGTCATAGGATTATATCAAAGAGAGTTAGTAGAAGCTGACTCAGAGGAAGATTAAATGGCTACTGTAGCTAAGAAAGGTTTATCTCGCGTCTGGGCATTTGACGGTGGTGCAGGGCCTACTGTTGCACCAGCACTTCTAGCTCTTGCTGCTGCTCAGGCGATTGAGAAAAATTATGGTGATATAACACGAGTTGAAGTGCCTAGTTCTACTGAACGTGGTGCTTATGATGTTGTAGATGAGTTCCAGAGTGGTGAAGAGAATGCCACATTCAGTACGATGCTTCGTTATACACTCGAACCATCATTGATGAAGAAGATTTCTGATAAGAAATGTCTGCTTGATCTTCAAATCCACATCGGTAAATGTACTGATCCTCGCGACTTCCTTCATGGATGGGAATCCGGCAAAATTGTCGTTCTTGAGAGAGCACATGTTACTACACACTCTACATCTGAAATTGGATCAATGGTATCAGATGATGAAGGTGTGATTGACGAAACTGTTGAAATCTCTGCCAGCAATTACTACGAAATTGGCCCAATGAACTATGCTGAACGGGCAGCAGGCAATGTCACTAATGAAGTTATTGCTATTGTAGTCTGTGACTCTCCTTCCTGTGGCGATTGTGATGATCCTTCAGATGGTTGTCAGAAAGTTTACTATATCACTGGCCCTGCTGGTACATCTCCTGGTCTTCTTCCAGAGGTTGGTGTGTCGGGTGATGGCCTATCAACAGTCTCACATGAGACTCCTATCTCAACTCTAGCAATTGGTGAGAATCCTACTGGTGCTGCTTGTGTAAGCGATAATCTGGTTGTAACTTCTAATGCCAGTCTGAGCCTGCACTATGCTGACTTGGATGATCTGCAAGATGGAACTGCAACATGGGCCGAAGTAGCTACTGGATTTGTGGCAGCTAAGGGACCAAATGCCATTGATAGTTACTCACCCTTTGATACTTGGATTGTGGGAGATGGTGGTTATATCTACTTCACTGACGATCCTACATCTGGTGTTGAAGTTCAAGATGCTGGTACAGCAACCTCTCAAAATCTAAATGCTGTGGACGCATTTTCTACTCAAATTGTAGTGGCGGTTGGGGATAGCAATGCAGTTGTCTTCACTCTAAATGGTGGGCAGACTTGGCAAAGTGTAGTTGGTCCAGCAGTAGGTGTTGATCTTCTTACAGTAGCTATTCGTGGTGAGAAAGAATGGTGGGTTGGTACTGCTGATGGCAAAATTTATTATACCAAAGATCGTGGAGATCACTGGACTTTGAGTTACACTCAGACTGGTGGTGGAAACATCTACAAGATCATTTGGGCCAGCAATACTGTAGGCTTTGCTGCTGGTGCAAACTCAACTCCAAATGGTCGTGTTTATCGTAGTATTGATGGTGGAAATAGCTGGAAGATTCAGCCTGACAGCACATCCACACTCACAACTAGTGACAAGATTGGAACCCTGGCAGTCTGCAAGAAAGATGTCAATACTCTGTACGCTGGTGGACTGGCTGACAATGGTGGAGATGGTATCATTCTCAAGGGTTCAACTTCATACGTCTAATAGACAGAAAGGCTATACAACGTGGTAAGTGATGGTGTAATTGAAATTGCTAAGGAACTGGACAGAGAGGTAAAACTAATACAAGAAGACCCTGATCTGGTAACACTCGTAAATGGAATCGTCCTAAGAACGAAACCAGTTCCTTATAAGCTCATTACAAAGTTAGATAAGAAGTACAAACTCCCTCCTATTCCCTTCATTGTGGATGAAGAGAGAGGAAGAAAAATCCCTAATCCTGACGATCCTGCCTACGAAGAAGAGTGTAGACTAGTTAGTGAGGAGAAGGGAATGGCAATGTTGGAGCTTCTGACTGGATTTGGTACTGAGCTAGTCAGTGTTCCTAATAGAATGCAATTACCTGAAGATACTGGCTGGTCTGATGATCTATCAGCCTTCATGGATGAAGATGAAATTCCATCGTCAGGAAAAGCTCGTTATGTGGCTTGGTTGACTTATTATGCTCTGCTCGATGCAGGTGATATGAACAGAGTGGCAGAGAAGATCAAGAATAAGATGGGTGTTTCCACTGAGGGGGTAGCTGAAGCTATTAGCAGATTTCCAGGTGACGAGGGGCGGTCAGCCGATACAGGAGATAGAACTCAAGTCTAGGCTTCAAGTTGATATAAATGCAGAGGATATTCCTGGTTTAATTCCTCGTTTCTATGTGATTGAAGCCTGTAATCACGCAAACTATCGTTTTCATGGTAATTGGAACAGACTAGCGCCTGAAGAAAAAGAAGAAATCGTTGCTCACTATATCATGATGAACATCATAGAGAATAATAAGAATGATATAGTGGCCCAAGAAATTGAGCGGAAGAAAAAGAAGAACAAACCAAGGGGCTAGCTAAACACTAGCCCCTTTTAATGAGATAACATGGCAGATATTGGTGTAAGATTAGTTATCCTAGGAATGGCAGAATTCCGTAATGGAATGCGTACTGCTCAGGGTGATCTGTCTGGTTTTGAAAAAGCTACCAGAAGTCTCAGTGGTATAGGTCAAACCATAGGAACTACTCTAACTAAAGTAGGAACTCAAGTTTCAAATCTTGGTCGTGATCTGACTATGTTTGTCACTGGCCCTTTGTTGTTGCTTGGTGGTGGTCTATTAAAGGCTGGTATAGATTTTGAAGACGCTTTTGCTGGAGTAACCAAAACAGTTGATGATCTTGCTACACCAATGGGAGAATTAACTGATGCTGGTGTTAAGCTAAGAGAAGAGTTTGTAAATCTTTCTACTACTATTCCAGTAACAGGACAGGATTTAGCCCATCTAGGGCAGATCGCTGGTCAGTTTGGTGAGACTAAAGATACTGTTATTGATATGGTTAAGACTCTTGCTATGTTGAGAGAGGCTACTGACCTAACAGCAGAAGAACAGCAGCAGGCATTTGCTCAGATCGCTAAAATTGCCCACCTGTCTGCCGATGAATATGATAATATGGCTTCTGCTCTTGTGTTTTTGGGCAACAACTTCCCCACAACTGAATCTCGTGTAGTAGCCTTTACTGAGCGCATTGTTGGTACTGCAACAGCACTTGGCATTGCAATTGATCAGACCCTAGCTTGGGGTGCTGCTGTAACATCATCTGGTATTCAGGCTGAGACAGGTGCTACTGCACTACGTAGAGTTTTGCTGGACATGGCTCTTGCATCTAAGACAGCAGGTGGTGGTGTAGTGGATATGTCAGAAGATATATCCAATGCCAGTGAAAAGATTACCAAACTCCAACAAAATATTGCGGTAACTACTCAGAGAGTATCTGAGTTTACCGATAAGACACACGAATCTACCAAGATGGCTGCTGATTTCAGCCTTCAGAACATGAATAATGACCTCCAAGAACAGCAAGAGTTATTGGAGGGCCTTAATACCATTAATGGCAAAGTTTTTGAGGGGGGGTCAGAAAACCTTCAGAACTTTGCAGCAGTGGCAAACGAGGCATTTGCTCAATCAGGTCAAAGTGCTGCTGCTTTTGCAGCACAGTTTGGCTTATTGCCTAGTGTACTAGCAGATGGCAGAATCTCAGCACAAGAGTTTGGGGATGCATTTAAGAATGATGCATCAGCCTCTCTTGAATTGTTTATCAAGGGACTATCTAAGATGTCTGCTATCGATCAGATTGCAGCCCTTGATGCACTAGGATTAAGTGGTCAGCGTGTTGGCGCAACTCTACTGAACTTGGCTCAGAACACTGACCTTCTTGGAGAAGCATTAGATGGTGCTGGGGATGCGTTTGCAGAGGGAACAGCACTACAGGAAGAATTTGCTAAAAGAACGGCAACTGTCAAGAGTGACATCCAGATTCTAAAGAATCAATTCACTGCTCTTGGAATCACAATCTTTAATCTTGTAAGAGATGATCTCAGAAATATTATTGAAGCGGTTGGAAATCTTATTGATAGATTCTCAGAACTTGACCCTGCTGTACAGAAAAATATATTATTGTTTGCTGGTATAGCAGCAGCAATTGGGCCTATTCTATTTGTTATTGGGCAACTTATTACTTTCATAGGCGCTGTAATTACTAGCCTTGTTGCACTATCTGGTGCTATTGTCCCCGTTACTATAGGATTAGCGGCTGCTGCTCTTGCATTTGCTGTTTTTGGTCCTAGTGTAATTGAATCAATACAGCCTGTAATAAACAAGGTTAAAGAACTAATTGGTATTATTCTAGGTATTCCACAGCCTGGATCAATAGAAGCTCCTACCCTACCTGAAGGTGGTCGATCTGATACTGCTGCACAGCAGGCAGCAAGAGCGCCTGATCTTCCTGATCCTACTCTTATCGAAAGAATCCAAGCAGCGATGGCTAATCTTCGAGAGAGTCTACATATTCCTCCAGAGACTATTGAGACTATCAATAAACTTCGTGCCGCTTTTGCTACAGCAGGAAAAGTAATTTCATCAGTAGTTGAGGCGATAAAGAGATCAATTGACTCTACTCTTGGACCATCATTCAAAGCATTATTTGATACTCTGACTGAGACGCTTCATTCATTTGGACTGGACTGGTCAGATGTGTGGAATGGAGTTCTTACCATTATTAGTGCTGTAGCAATAGTTATTGGTGGTGTAATTATAGCTATTATTGCAGCTATAGTGGGTATCGTAAATGCAGTAGCATCAGCGCTTACAGTCTTTATTGCCTTTTGGCAAGAAGCTAAAGTAGCTATTGAAGACTTCATTGCTGGTATAACTAAAGGACTAGAGGGATTCAAGACCACTATTCAAGGTATTATGCAAGGCGATGTTCAAATGATCTTGGAAGGGCTAGTAATGTCCTTCCAAGGATTCATGCAATCTGGTCTAGCTGCTGTAAATATCCTTGTAAATGGTGTCATAGGTGCATTTAGTGTTTTGGCAGCATTCATCTTTGGCCTGTTTGCTGGAATTGCATCCTTTCTAGGAGAGTTCTGGGCACAGCTTACTGGTGACTCTAATAATGCCTTACTTCTAATTGCAGCACAGTTTACTGTGCTACGGGACGGTGTAATCCAGCTTGTAGGAGAACTTGTAGCTGCTGTAACAGGATTCTTCCAGATGCTATTTGACACTTTAGTAGGGAGCAGTATCATACCCGATCTGGTTAATGCGGTTATAGAGAACTTTGTCAGGATGGGTATAGAAGTATCTAATGAGATTACTAGTTTAATTGCCCTTGCAATTCAGAAATTTACTGAATTAAAGAATCAGATAGTAAATATTATTACAGAAGCACAGAAAACTGTAGGACAAAAAATAAAGATGATGGGAGATGATATTTCTAATGCTATGGGAACTGCTGCTAAAGCTGTGCTTAAACTGTTAAATGCGTTTCAAAGTCTTCTAGGTTGGTTAATGGCAAATGCCGAAAAGATTATTACTTTAGCGGGATCAATTGGGGGTTCTGTAACAGACATGTCTGCTGCTGGTAGAGAGTCGCCTAAATTTGGAACAGAACATGCATTTGATAGTCTGAAGACTTGGCTTGACACCAACACGAATAAATTGGCATCTGATATTAACTCTATTGGAAATACTTTAACTATGAATTTAGCTTCTGCTAATAATGACCAACTTCTTGGGGCCTTGAACAGTGTGGCTGCACCTGCTGGAGATGTATCAAATGTCAACACTGACAACAGCATCACCAACAACATTCAGGGCATACCCGTTAAAAGTGAAACAGACTTAGCTGCATTAATAGATCAGCGCATTCGAGCAGCGAGAGGAAGATAGATGACAGCACGTAACATGCGATCTTCTCTAAAAGAGAAGGTTGTATACATCTCTCCTGATGGATTGGTATACAATCTACACGATACTGCTCTGGAAACTCTTATTACTATGACTGGCTGGGGCATACCTGCTGTGGGAAAGGCAACTACTAAAGGCCCATTTCAGCATGGAGTCACTCCTTTAACTCTGCGTGTTCCGCCTCGTAAAATCACAATGACGATTCACAATCGATCATGTGACAGAGATTCCTACTGGCAGAGTCGAGAAGACTTAATCAATGTCATTCGCTACAATCGTGGTGGTCTGGACTCTCCAGAAGTAGGGCATCTGAGATGGTATCGTTCGGATGGTCAGATCAGACAATTGGATGTCATTCTGGCTGGTGGACCTGAGTTTACACCACTTAGAAATGGCTGGGCTGAATTCTCTTTTCAGGATGTGTTGGTATGGGAGGCAGATAATCCAATTATCTATAATCCATTGATCAACAACCAAACATTTGTAGGCTTTGAGTGTACACCAATCATAGGACTTCAATTTGGCTTTGTTTTTGGTAGAACGAATATTGTATTCAATGGATCATACTGTAGCAGTCTGACAGATATATCCGTCCCTTATCCTGGTAACTGGATGGAATTTCCTAGAATTATTGTTACTGGGCCAGGAACTAATTTTTCTATAACACACAACGAATTAGGATGGACTCTTGAACTAGAAAATTACACAATAGCTGCTGGAGAAACTATTACGTTTGATCTAACCTATGGTAAAAAGACTATCACCAACAATCTTGGTGACTCTTTGCTAGGGTATCTTAGTTCAAATAGCGAGATAGGGTTGTTTTCGATCCAGCCTGATCCAATTGTAGCAAATGGAATCAACACTTTTAGTGTTTTCATCGAAGATGGTACAACTGACACAAACGTGTTGTTCAATTATAATGATCGTTATATAGCGATTTAAGGAACTTTAATGGCAGAAGATTCAGCATTTTGGCAAGGAACTACAGTAGGAGATGCAGCATCAACTGATGTATGGAGTGCTCCATATAACGACGCTGAATTCTCAGACATCTATAGCAAGATTCTTGGCAGTAATGTAGCCAAGGGATATGTCATACCTACTTATGGAAATGATTTGAAAGTATCAGCAAATTCTCCTGTTGCATTAAATGTTCTAATAGCAACTGGAGCCTTATTTATTCGTGGACGAATCTATGAAACGACTGCACAGATCACTGCCACAATAGAAGCTGCTGATGTAACTAACCCTAGACTGGATCGTGTTATTGCTAGAGTCAGTTTATCCTCATCAGTACAAACTATTCGAATTGTTGTACTGAAAGGCACGGCAGCAGCCACGCCTGCTCTACCTGCACTTACTCAGAATGCCACAACTTACGAAATATCATTAGGATATGTGTGGGTAGCTGCCAATGCCACAACTATTTCTGATGCAGATGTTCATGACGAGCGTGAATTTGCAGTTAACTTTAGAGAGGCTGCTTATAAAACTGCAATTAACCTGGTACGAAATTCAGAGTTTCTAGGAGATATTCAATCTCGTATCTATGCTCCTGCTGACTGGGATTTAGTATTAAGTCCTAGTGCCATCTTAACTGCAACCAAGCCTGCTCAGATGGTGCGGGGAAACTATATATCTATTACATCAGATGCAGCTTCAGAAGGGATTTCTCAAACTATTCCAGTTACTCCTTCTACACCTTATGCTATAAAAGCCCTGATAAATGTTACTGCTGGGGATGTAGGTCAGATTGTGGTAACTACTAACTCTGCTTCTCCTAGTACCATTACCAGAACAATTAGACGAACTGGAACTGATCTGGAAGAAAGAATCTTCTATCCAACTGAATCTGATGCTACTACCATGACTATAAAGTTATTGGCAGTCAATAGCACAGATGTAATTAAGTTTGGTCAGGTACTCTGTCTTCCTGGCTATAATGCTGGCCCTTATCGAATGTGCAGTTATAATGAAGATATGATCCTATTGGATCGTCTTATTCTAACTGCAACCCAAGCTAATCTTGATTTCCAGAATATTCCATCCGGCTATCGTGCTATCAAGATTGTAGCATCACTTCGTACTGGCACAGCAGCAACTTCAGAAAATATCACGCTAAGAATTAACAATGATTCTGGTGCTAATTATGATGCTGTACTAGCAATAAATTCACACTCAGCAACATTAACTACTGTGGAAAATGTTGCCCAAACATCTGCTGTGCTTGCACAAATTCCCGCTAATACCGCACCCGCCAATACGTTTGGAAACTTGGAATTAAAGGTATTAGATTATGACAATACATCGCGGAACAAGGCAGGCAGTAGCCAATCCAGCGCAAAACTTAATACCACTACTGGAAACATAAAGACTTCACAATCGAGCTTCTTTTGGAGAAGTAACTCAGTAGTTACCAGAATCACTTTGATTTCTTCTTCTTCCTTTTCTATCGGGTCAATGATCGAAATCTATTTATTGAGATAATATGACAGAATTAAGTTCCTTTTGGTTTGGTACAGGAGTAGGAGATGCTCCTGCTGATGATAATTCAAGTCAAGAATATAGTGACATCTTTAGTAAGTTTCTGGGAAGTCACTATGCGGCTGGATATGTATTTCCTGGATATGGAACTAATCTAAGAGTCCAGGCCAATAGTCCTGCTGCTATGAATGTTATCTTGAAATCTGGTGCTGCCTTAGTTCAAGGCAGAATTTATGAAAATACTGCTGATAACACACTGACCATAGCAGCCGCAGATGTTACAAATCCTAGATTAGATCGTGTAGTAATTCAGATTACGTTTAGTGACACAACTGGTCAAACCATTCGTGCTGTAGTTCTAACAGGCACGCCTGCCGCTACACCTTCACTACCTGCACTGACCCAAAACGCCACTACCTATGAAGTACCATTATTTTATATATGGGTTGCTGCTAGTGCTACTACAATTGGTGATGAAAGCATTCACGATGAGCGAACCTTTGCTCATAATTTTGAGGATCAATTCTTCTCTGAATCTATCTTACGTCATGCAGAGTTCTTAGCCCCTATTTCCACTTCCAGAATTTATCCCCCTGCTGCATGGACAACCGTAGGAACTATCACAGGAATTGTGACAGACACCAAACCAAGCCAGCAGCCAAGAGGAAATTCTATTAAAATTACTGCTGGTGCAGCTAGCTCCGGTATTCAGCAAATCAATCCTGTGCTGCCTTCAAGTAGATATACTTTTCGTGTGCTCACTAAAGTAACAGCAGGCGATGTAGGTAAGATTGTTATCACTACCAATGCTGCTTCTCCGGGAACTATTACCAGAGAAGTAAGAAGAACTGGCGTGTGGCTAGAAGAAATAATTAGCTACAACACTGAAGCAGATGCTACTACTATGACAGTTCAGCTTGAGGCCGCTAATAATACTGACATTGTATGGTATGGACAGTCTCTACTAGTGAATGGATATATTACTGGTCCATATAAGCCAATTAATTATGGGCAAGAGGTATTAATAGATAACTTTACTATCACATCTAATAGTACTCTTACTCTAGGTATTCCACAAGACCTTCCCTATAAGAATATCAGAATACTTATTTCCAGTAGATCAAGCAATAACCCTGGTGTAAATGTATCTATCTCAATCAGTCTTACATTCAATGGTGACTCTGGATCAAACTATGATTCTATTTTTCTAGAACAATCACATAGTGGATCAAAAGCCACTGGTGAGGGCCTTGCTAGTACATCTATTATTGCTGCTCGTGATCCCAGTGATTTTGCTCCCGCGAATGTCTTTGGCTCAACTGAATTTATTATATCAGACTATAAAGGAAGCAATCACAAAGCTGTTTTAGGAGAATCTGCTGCCAAGCTAGCAGCCAGCACAGGAAACCTATTAATATTAAGAGGCTCTGGTTGGTGGAGAAATACAGCAGCCATTACTACTATAGATATAGCAAACAATACCAATTTTCTATCTGGAAGTTCCGTCTCTGTGTATCTTTTTAATTAAGGACAATACCAGACATTAATGTATCTTCCACCAGAGGACAATTTATCATTTCTGATACCATGAACTCCTCTATTAATAGAACAATAAGGGGCAATAGTATCATATGAAGGAATATGTACTCTGATTCTGGAGTCCGAGAGCCAAAAAGAAACCAAGGGGGTAGGTGCTGAATCATAAACAACTACAGAACCCCTAGCAAGAAAGATTCCTATTGAAGATGAAAACATAAATGTTACCAGCAGAACCAATGAAATGATAAACAATTTAATCTTTAACATGATCTATCTCCTTATCTATAATTATAAACTTATCTACAGGATTGTCAAGTGGTAGTTTTTGGTCCGTATTATGATATTCACATATTTGATACAACAGGAACTCGTCAACTTGTATTAGATGGGTGGGAATATCTTGAATATAATCAGCGTGTAAGCTCACCTTGGAGCCACATTATACGAATCACCGTCTCCATTGAAGATGATCGAGTAGACTTCTTCAGAGAGACGATGACTCGTGATTGGATTATAGAAATATATAGAACTAATATCTTCGATAATACCAGAGATTTAGTGTACGAAGGATTCAATCGAACCATTGTAGATCAAATCAAGCAGGATGGTTCCATAGTCTTTACATTATATGGCACTGGTTATCTGGATTTAATTAAAAGAAGAATAGTTGTTCCTGCTGCTGGACAAGAAACCAGTGAGAAGACTGGTATAGCTGGGACAGTAATGCAAGCATTTGTAGATGAACAGTGTATCAATCCTACAGATACAACCCGATCATTCTCAGGGCTTTCTGCTGGGACTGGAACAGGCATAGGCTCTACAGCGACTTATGCTGCAAGATATACTAATCTGTTTACCGTTATCTCTCGATTGTCTGAACAGGGCGATG